TTAGATAACGTTTTAATTGGATTTGCTGTTGGAATATCAAAAGCAATTTCATTTTTTATGTTATAAATGAATTGATCTGAGATATTATCTAAATCTAAACGTGAAATAACGTCAGATGCAGAAGTACTCTTGATAAACAAGATATACTGCCTGAATAGCTCAGTAAATTCTGGATACTGAGCTACTATCGAATCAGGTATGAAACGATCCAACGATGATATTTGATTCAAATAATTCACTATTTTCTACCTAGTTAACAGGAGTTTCGATCCAGCTGTACGTATCAGAGTCAATTAATAGTAACTCATTATTGGTTTTAATAAACGGGCTTACAGTTGTAAACGTTAACGATATAACTCCATTATTTAATGGATACGAAATAATGCTATAGGTAACAGTACCTCTTAAACAATCAATAACACAAAAATCATTACCGTAAACAGTAGAACCGCAGGTAACTATATCACCGACAACTGTTTTGGTTACGGTTCCGCAATTAGAAGAAAACACAATACTGTTAGCATTTATTTGATTACCAATATTAACAATCTTCGATAACGGATCACCTAAGTATTGTGTATCCATAGTTACGCTAAATACTACACTACTACTTACAATACTACGATCACTGCTATCTACTGTTGACTGAATTCTTGAAATAGGAAGATACGTATTGAACCGAATAATTTCAGAGTCATAAAGCGCTTTAATATTAGCAACTATGTTAGACTTGATAACCCCCATATCGCTATCTAGTTTATCTTTATCATAAAAAATAGTTATGTTATGATTAACTTTCAAATAAATAGGATCAAGCAGCACAGGTCTAATACCGCCGACAATGTAATTTATAGAAATACTTTTTAGAATTTGGTTTTTGACGTCTTGTTGCAGATACGGCGATGTTCTATACTCTCTTGGTTGGACACACATATATACATGACCAAGCCGTGTAAAGTCAAACGACGCGTCATCATTCAAATCCCATGAATTTGCGTGCAATACAGTATTATAGAATATTGATTCAAGAATATACGCGTAATCTTTAACAGTTGTTGCTCTTTTCTGGGTAACTGTATTGTATAAAGTATTCTTTCTAATATCTTCTATTGATTCGCGATTAGCACCACCTGATGGAGTAGATACAACATTGATTGAAATATACTTAGTATAGTTAATGTTATTACTAATGAATGTTGAACTATACGAGATATTGACAGGAGCTACACCTGCATTAGCGTTAGGTCCAATCGATTCGAGATATGTAATACTGACCGTTGCATTGTTATTAGGACGGGCTGATACTACACCATCGCCAAAATAAATTTCAAACAATCCATTTGAATTTTCACGTAGATAGTAAACTTTAGATTCAGCCGCGTGCAGAATACCGTCAATAGCATATTCCCAAGAGATGCCGTCAATACTGACGCGTATCGTTTTTGTATCACAGTTTAACGGCATAACAATGGCGCTTTGCTCATTAAATGGTATATTAAGCTCTCGTTGAACACCTTCGTACAATACGATGTTTGATAACGATAAATCTCCAAACGAGTTATAAATCGTGTAGCTTTTTAAAGTGCTAAACGTCATTAGTTTGTCCAGCAATTTAACAGAGAAAATTGAATTAATTGGAACGGTTACTTGCTCAGGTAATGCTAATCCATCAGCTATAATAGAAGCTGTATCTAACGTAATACCGATAGTCATAGTAGCTGACGTTCTAGATGAAGGAATATAACCTTTTGACTTAGCGTTAGCAACTACGTTTTCTCTTAGCGTTGCTGTATCTAAGAATGATTCATTCAACGCAAACGAATTATATACATTTGTGAAGTAAGCAGAGTACGCTAACATATCAACCAAATACGATATGTTACTACCACCAAAGTTAATATCTGAGAACCGAGGATTACTTGAAATAAAGTCAATCAGGTTTTGCTTAATACCATCATATGATATAAGGGATAAGTCTTGTTGCAACATTTATCAGTAATCCTTTATTTTATCTATTTAGTGCGATAGCCATAGTAAAACCGCCAGCTGTGTTAGACTGCTTAATGACATATTCTATTTTAATTTTAATTTCATTAGAATCGTAACTGCCAATAACGTCAACAGACGCCAATATAACTCTAGGTTCGTATTTATTAATGCAATATTCAACTTGGTCTTGAATTTGACTTACTAAAATCGGAGTATACAATTCACCGATCAAATCTTTAATAATAGTTCCCTTATCTCTTGCAAATGGAATTGAACCATCCTTCGTTAGAATTAAATTACGAATAGCATTATTAATTGCAGCGCTATCAATTAAACGAGAAATGTCTTTTGTTACTGGATGTAGCACAGTAATATCAAAATTTGGATCAGTGTAAACAGCCATAATTACTCTTTTAATTAAGTTGAATTGCAGAAGCAGTTATTTTAGTAGCACCGCTAGACGTTAGATTATTGGCGCTTGAATTTGTAGTAATATTACCGCCAACAGTTAACGTACAATTTCCTGTAATATTTATATTCATGTCTGCACCAATTGTTATTGTTTGTGATCCACCAACAACATGTTTACCCTCACCAGTAACATGATTATAATTTGATCCGCTAGTTCTATGTACAATGTCTCCGCTAGCTTGCATTTCGGTATATGTACCTGATTTATGCCAAACCATAATACGCTCATGACCTGGTGTATCATCTAATTCAATAACGTGCCCTGATAACGTTTCTGTTACTTGATTATAAGGATATACAGCAGCATAAGAACTAGCGGGGAACCCGTTTGAAGTATCTTTATTAGCGTTAATAGTGCTTCCTAGATTTGCGCCTCTACCGAGCCGGTTTGTGTCAGGCTCACTCATTCTGCTTTTTATTGGTAGTTTACCAGTCTTGTCTTTAAATGTGTTAGGGTAGTTGCTGATTTGATCTGAGCTGATACCCTGAATAACTCCAGTGACTAATGGTATTTGTTGATCAACACCGTCAAGAAACGATACGGTTACAATAGATGAATTTTTCAATCCATGAATTGTTGTACCAATGCCAGTCACCCCGGCGCTTGTACATGGCATTTGCACCAAAGCCCATATTAAATCATCATTTGATAGCTCGGTAGCATTTGATTCGTTAAAGCCGAATAATCTAACTTTAACTCTATTAGCCTTTAGCGGGTCATTAATATCTACAACGGTGCCCATGTATATTGAAAAGTCATTTGGTGTTATCATTTATGTAACCTCTTCAAGTACAATCTCTGGAAAAAAGTATCACCTAACATATGAATACACTTTGAAATAACGTATCTACCATCTAAGAACGGTTCGTCTTCTTTTTTACCATCTTTATTAACCTTAACAGAAAGAGTCTTGAGTGTTACACACTTTCCAATAACGTTTGCATTATTACCTGGCACTTTTATCGATATTACTAAATCGTTAAATGTCTTATCAATAATATATCTTCCTTGGATTATATCGTCAAGGTGGGTATTATCAAATCCAGGAACAGCATTACCGTACGAGTACCTAAACAACCTTGTTGTGTTTGGCGTAATATTTTCATTCACTGTCTGTCTACCTGTATCATTAGTCTTTACTTGGCCTGGAATGTATTTCTTACTAAACGGGTCAAACATACTAAGCTTGGAAGAATAACCTAAATTGTTCATCTCAATAAAATCACCGTTACTCTCGATCTTAAATTCATCATACATGATATGACTTAACGAAAATTGATCTGTGTCAGTCTTAGCGATAAACGTCATGACCTCTTTTTCTTTTAAAGTATCAACAATGTTTGACAATACATACTTGAAAGGAGTTTTGTAAAATCTATAGCCAACACCATCTGATTTTTTAGATATCGCTCGCGAGCATAGAAAATCAACAATGTTGTTGCCTGACCAACTATTAAAGACAAAATTCATATTCCATTTAGTTTCATCTAATTCTATAGGTAGCTTAGACTTTATATGGTTTGAAACAAAACTCTTTAATTGATCGGTGATAGTACCATTTGAACCTAGACTATAGTACGCGATCATTTTGGGATAGTCAATATCAACCAAATCAAGCTGATAGTATCTTGCACCACTATTATCGCTGCTTGTCTCTTTGATAACTGAAACAATCATTTGGTGATTATAAGCTAGTTTTGAATCACCTACTTGATATGTAACATCAATCTGCTCCCCTCCTCTTATTTGATACTTAGCGAAGAAGTCGTATCGGTCTAAAATGTTAATCGCAGCAATAGGAGTAACACGTTCAATATCATAGTCTATAGTCATGCCATGAAACATTTCAGTGATTATATACTTGACTTTGTTAATAACCATGCTTATTTCTGTGAGACTATAACCGCCTCTTGATTTAATTAACTCTGCCATTATAACCCGCTATCTTCTAAATATTTTCTAACAACTTCCATTGCATCATTTTTATACTCTGGCGATATCATGTTGATGAATCGTTTACTATCATTAACAGCAGCTTCGTACTGATAAAACGTATATGAAATGACTCTATCTATAGGAGCAAATGCTGGATTTTGGAAATAAACTGCACCATTGTATACATAGTGTCTAATCGAATCACCATACTTAATATTATCAAACTCTTGATCCGGTATAATATCACTAACTGGTTCAACATACCCAGCTTCGAAGTATCCTTCAGTTACATACACATTTTTAGACGCTTTACTAGATACCGGCACATAAGAATCAACTAGCTTATAATAAAGACTGGGTTTATCAACCCATCTTGATAAAATCACTTGTTTTCTAGTATAATCGATTTCAGTTATAGGAACAATTTCACCTGTGCTAATATCAGTTGCAATTAGCTCAATAGAAGGTTCATCTGGGAATAGCTTAAACGAGGAGCTTAACTTCAAACATGATACACCGTATGTAGCTTCTACGTATTCCAACAATGATTGAGCAGATCTAGGTTCATTGAATACGAGACCAGGGTTAACCAAATAAATCAACCAATACAAGCGATCATCATCGTATAGTTTATACGCAATATCGTTTACAGTCTCAGACTCATTAATGTAATATGATGACAGATATTTTGACATATCATTAGTTACTTTAATAGTCGTCGATATATCTACCAGCTTTAAACCATTTACTTCTGCAGTTTTGAATAAATCAAAATAATCATACATATTTTTGTTGTCCAATTATATCGGGAAATTTACGCCAGGTGTGTCATTGGAATTATCAACGTTAGCACCCGCAGCTGCTGAATCTTTAGCTGAAGGTGGATTAACTACATCGTTATTATCGCTTGAGAATAATTTACCAACAGCCTTTAATCTTTCAAACCCACCAATTCGCTTGCTTTGCGCCGATAACGACTTGGTCATCTCTCTCATAGATAACGTAATAGTGACCATGGTGGGTTCACCATTTAGAAAACTTGACCAAGTTGATCCACCGTTGTACGTTACTGACATGTTTTCACAAACCCAATTAGCTTCTGTAGCTGGCTTGAGATAATCAAATGTATCAGAATTGCTTGGTGTTGTAAACTTAAGACCGAACGCATCCGGAAATGATAACGCTTGTGATTTTTCAAAACCTTGACGACTAGGTAAAATGCTAGATCTTAGGGTTGAGATAATTTCTGAAACAGTATCTGAATCTTTTTGACTTCGGGGCATCAAATCCCATGTTAACGTTAATACTCGGAGATTCACGCCTTTGAATAACGGTGTAACGTTAGGATCAATAATAGTGCCTGTTGACAAAGATGCCATATCATATGAATAAGCAGATTCTAACGCAACTTTTCCAGCGTGTTGCACCAAACCAGCGTAGTTCAAATCGACCGAAGTCGTTCGAACTTCACTAAAATTTAACATATAATTTTCGCCAAGACCTGAATTAGGCGGAGGTAAAACTATTGAACCATTTTGTTTATAATCAGGTCTAAAGTCATCACGAGTAGACGACTTAGTTAAATCTGTTAGCGATTTACCGCCTATTTTAAAAATGTTAATGGTAAAAAACGTAGAGCCTTTATAACCAACCGGGTATCTTAATTGCATGTGTTATTATCTCATCGGCTTATTATTTTGTTGTGTATTGAATATGCTAATATTCGAACTATTGCTTGAACCACCAATATTAAGATTATTATTGCTTTGGTTGGATTGCTGTGTATTTAGTTGCGATTGTTTAGTATCTGCAAGGCGTCTAGATTCAGTAGTAACCGCAGTATCTAAACTTTCAACAGGCGATATTTGTTTAAAATCATATAAGTTGCTTTCGGGAACATCGTCAAGCTCAATTCTGCCAATATTATTAAGGTTTTTCTCTAATAGCTGTCTATTTGTTTGAATCTCTGTTTGACTATTACTAGTTTGACTATTACCAGATTGACCATTACCTGTTAAATAATTGATCCATTTTTGAATCATAGTATTCTGTTCAGACTGTTGATCAGTACTACCTAAACCACTAACTTTATTTCTATCAAACTCTTCCTTAGTAACAAATGTCAGGTTTTCACCGTCTGAAACTAGTTTTTTAGCACCAGGTAAATTGCCAGCTGTGTTATTCCATAAGTCTGCAACACCATCTATAAGGAACTTCTTACCGTCCTTAATAACTTCTGATATTTTATCCATGTGATCAAATATATAATCAAATGCGTCGAATAATAGAAGTCCAATCGCAGCAATACGACCAATCGGGGTTAGCTTCATTATCATCTTGCCAAGATTTTTAATCCAACCAAAAATCTTATCTTTAAGCATTACAACAGCACCTATTAAACCGAGCTCAATAGCGCTTAACAGTAAACCAACATTGGATAGTAAAGATGATGTGTACGGGTTAATTATTTTAGACGCCTCACCAACTATGAACGAAGTCTCTGGCTTTTTATCTTTTATAGCTGATACTTCACCTCTATCAACTGCTTCTTTATTATCCATAAGCTGTTCGTATGCTATATCTGCCATATTTTCTAGTACTTGGAATTGGCCTTCAATTGGTTCTCTAATACTCTCGATAGCCTTTAATTCACGCTCTACTAAATCAGTGTGTATAACTTCACCGGTATATATTTTTTCTAGTACTTGGAATTGACCTTCAATTGGTTCTCTAATACCTTCAATGGTCTTTAGTTCTTTTGAATCTTTTGAACCTTCAATGGTCTTTAGTTCTTTTGAATCTTTTGAACCTTCAATGGTCTTTAGTTCTTTTGAACCTTCAATGGTCTTTAGTTCTTTTGAACCTTCAATGGTCTTTAGTTCTTTTGAATCTTTTGAACCTTCAATGGTCTTTAGTTCGGTGCTATCACGTTTAGATTGATTTGAACATTTTAAATCTTCAACAGCCTTTAATAAGGCTGGCATCAGTTCAAGCGTTTTTAATTCATCAGCAATATCAAAACCGACCGCTTTTATTGTTGAATTGATATCACTAAGCGTTGTTTCTTGATGGGTTTGTTTTCCTTCTTTGCTTTCTTCTTTTGACTTTTTCATGTTCTTGAAGTAGGCGCGAACATCGCTAAAAGCTGACACAAGTAAACGTCCAGCTGGGATTTCTTGAATTATTGAATCTTTAGCAGCATCAAGCATAGTAGATACTGTTTTTGGAATAAAGTTCTTTGCTTTATCTGCTCCACTTGCAGCTCGGGTACTGATATTAGCTTTTAGATCATATCTAATCTGTTTCAGCGTATCATTTATCTCAGTAAAAGTTGACATTATCGACTCACTTATTCTTTATTCTTGATTCTTCTTCTTTGATATACCCCAGAACTTCATTGATGTATATCTTATATTCGAATGGCTTCATCTGTTCTATATCTGCGATGGATAAACCAAAATCTTTTGCTAATCTAAAACTGGTTTTATAAAACGTTGCTACATTAATATGAAACGTTGTTATTTTAAAAACATCAGCAATTCCTGATAAACTGATACTGTTCTTAGCATAGCAATGCGGACATATCCACTGCTTAGTTAATTGATATTTATTATTACTATATAACCAATCCATAATATATTCAACATCACTGGAAACAAGAGACTCAATAAATTCGACAAGCTCATTAGATGAAACGTTGCTAATATCAAATTCAACATCACCTGTTTTAATAATGTTGACAACGTATCTGATGTCAGTAATATCATTTTTAGCTTTAACTAAGTCAGATAAACTAATATGCTTTAACACGATACTAGTTTCTTCATCTACATTAACGATATTACTGACATTATTTTTTGTTAATTCAAAATCATCAAGACTTATTTTAAACGGAATATCAGTTTTGCATTCACGACACCCAACGCTAAGCTCGATAATAGAGCCACAACTAATGCGACATATCTGAACAAATACCCATTGGAATTCATCAACGCTAAGAGTATCTGGATCTAATGTACTATAACTAGATATTACTTGACGCATCATTTCGATACAATCTTCTACCTTCGCTTGTTTATCAGACAACGCCATCCACTTGTATTCCTTCATGCTAAAGGGCGATACAAAAAAACTCCTACCGGAGATAGGAGTTTTTAGTGATGTTCTGAGCTCAACGCTCATTAAGATACAAATTCCTTAATACCATCTGCTGTAATTTCATTAACGTGACCGCATGAGTGGCAATTCCAGCTATGGGTTGCTGTGATGCTACCAGTATTCTTTACCCATGCTAATATAAGATTTAACTTATCTGATTCTAAAGAATCCATAAATTCAGATAGATCAGAATCACTGACGTCATTAGGTTTGTACACATCCACATCATCATAGATATAATCAATAACACTTCTGAATAATGCAAGCTCATCAGTAAAGTTTAGAGTCATAACATCATTAATGTTTGGTGTCTTTAAGTATACACCGATATTATCAGTAAGCTCAATTTGTGGATTCATCTTTTCTGGCGCAGTCACTTCAAATCGATTCAAATCGATTGTTGTTTCAGACGTTGAACCACAATTACTGCATTTAGCAGCTACTTTAACGTCGTATCCTAAAGATAAGCCACGGATTTGCAAGAATAACCAGCTAATCTCAATAACATTCAACTTTGAAACATCAGCGTCTGTGCATGACTCGATGATCTTTACGATGACATTAAGCATATTATCATTATTGATTTCTTTCATCAACTTCTGATCTTTCAGCGTTATTTTAGACACGTTAACATCAATATTAGTAATCGGTGTTTTGAATTTTGTATATTGTTTTTTAATTTTTGGTAGCATGTTTGTTCCTTAAAACGGTTTGACGGGTTTAATTGGTTTTGATGGCACGTTACCAATTAGCGTTTGTAGCTCTTTAATTGCAACGCTCTTTGCGTATGCTGATGTTGCATTGGGCATGCCAAGAATGATATTTTGTGATTGTCTATTTAATACTTTACTTAGCGCTGGGTCTTGCGTTAAACCGCCAATTACAGATCCAATAGCAGGCGCTGCTGCCTTCCTTAATTCCCCGCCAGCATCGAATTTAGTACCATTGATTTTAGCAGCAACAAATTTAGTTGCCATGGTCTTAGCAACATCCATTACTCTAGAATCCAGTACTTCATTAGCTCCACCTAGGAATCCAGAAACACTATCTTTAGCAGATAAGTACCCTTGTTTTAACTCGCCTAACCAATCTCTAGGAGCTTCACCTTCACCAGGTGTTGTACCAAAACCACTAACGCTTAAATCACCGAATGAATCCTTTAACCCTTCTGGTAAATATCCGCTAATGTTTGAACCAATACCGGTAACTGATGTTACTATATCTGTCATAAACGGGTTTGAAGAGCTTCCAGATATCATATCGATTAAATCACCATGACCGTCATGAGCAGCATTAGCAACCATATCTGTCGCATCGAAAGTTACTGTTACGCCAAGCATTGCACTAACGTTACTATAGCTTAATTCATCATGTGAAATTGCAGTTGGGTATGCACCTATGATAGTCCATGTATTAATAATAGTACCATCGTCGCTAATTAGATCAACTTCAATATCTTTGGTATATTGATCAGCATAATTTGCATAGTTCTCAGAATTACCGTCTGGTTTATTGTATACAACTGAGTGTTTAAGCGTTCCTGCCATCCATTCATCGAAAAAAACTAGATTATCATTGAGCTGAAGTTTGCTATCATATGACGTATAGAATTGAATAGTTAATTGAGCAATATCAGTGGCGTACGCAGTTTTCAATGTACGACCAACGACGTAATTATCATCATTTCTTGTTTGGATTGTTCTGCTAGGTAAACCAACTGTATGAGCTAGGATATAATCGGTGCCGCCAATGCGAACCATATATCGGCTAGGCTTAACTAACGAGGATGCATCTGATAGTAATTTATCAATACCATAGTTAACACCTTCAGTTACGTTGACTGTAAAAGGCTGACTGCTTAACCCGCTCATTAATCCAGACGTGAGTTTACCTGCCTTGGACAGAATAGATGGTAGCATATCTTCTTGTAATACTACACCGTCCACATCAAAATTATCCCATTCGCTCATAATATACCCACTAGCATCTTTCTACTATTTAGTTGTCTTTTTCGGTAATATGTCATGTTCTGTCAACACGATAAACTTTACCCCTTTCATTTTTGCATACTCGCTCGCAGCTTTCCATTTAGCTTGATTCTTTTCGTACGTTTGCATCTGAGTAACGAATCGATCAACTGCTTTCTTTGTTTTTGTTTTTGGCATCTTTGGCGGTATTGTTTCAGCATACGGTTTAACTTCAATCAAACAAATCTCATCTGGTTGATCTTTTCGATGAAAGCATACAATAAAATCCACAAAGTATCTATGGTGCTTCTTATCTAATTCAAGATAGTACGGAATAATCATGCCTTCAGAGTTCCACCATTTAATTGTTGGATTCTGATCAAAGAAAATCATACATCTTCGTTCCCATGAACTTCGATAGAATATCTCACGAATATCAGTTTTGCAAAGATATTTTTGCGGATTTATAGGAATATATCTACCTTGCTTAAATCTAACTGCCATAAGTATCCCAAGTTAATTATACGATGCCCGAAGTTCACAGGTTTAATCCAAAAAGAAAAGATATATATTTTATCATCTAACTTGATTATAATTAAACCTGAGTGATTCTGTCTAGTTCTTATGCATTTCTGCAATAGGTAAGAATAACATTGACTCCCACAACTCAGGAGGGACAATAGTCACATGCGATCTCATTTGTGTCCATAAGTATCGTTTTACCATGGAACCAATTATTTTATCGTTAGCAAGATTCACGCTAATTTCATAGTCTAATTTCAAACGCTTGATATCATTTTTACTATTGCGAACTGCTGATCTTAAAAACGCAATAAAAATCTTCTGTCTAATTACAGGTGGAACATGGTGCAAGTTTAACCCAAGAAACCCGTTGTCATAGATGTTCAAAACAAATATTAATGGAAACGCATCCCATACTGGTAATGTGTCTTTATATTTTGGATCATAATGAAACAGGTACATTTGACCTGGCTTCAGTTTATATACTTTCTTAAGAGTACCGTTTAATAATTTGTTTCTTGTTGCAGTTACACGGTCTTTACCAATCCTAGTAACAAATTGACGTAAAAAAGTTAAGCTTTCTGATTTTGACTTGAAGTCGTGTTTGAGTACTGCAGTTTCAATACGTTTAAGTACTGCAGGCATATTCTCTGGTTTTACTGAAATATCCATTTAAATCCTCCAAAAACAAAAAAGGTGAAGCAATGGCTTCACCTTTAAGGATCTGTCGATTTTAATAAACCTCCTACTAAAATCAACAACATTGCCAAACAGGAACAACGCTTGACTTGTTATTTTGTCGTCCTCGATTCTATTTATACACCAAGAGCAGCTAGAATATCGTCAATAGAATCATCACCAGAGCTTGTTGCTTTCACCTTCGGTGTGCTTGCTTTAGTAGGTACAACTGCCTCGTCTTCCCATGGTGGTACATCATCTTGATGTGTAGGTTGAGCTGGTTTTGCTTTGGTTGAAGGTGCAATAGTTTTTCCAGTAGCTTGCAACCACTTGTTAAAGTGAGGATCAGCGCCAAACACTTGAATCATAGCCTTAAGCTTTTCGTCATATGACTTGTTTTTACTAGGATCAACAAACATCGCGTTCAAATCTACAGCATGACTAAAGATTTCTTCAGTTTCTTCATCTGTCTTACCTACGCTAGTAATCTTTTCTTCGAATACTGAATCATCATAGTTACGGTAACCTGCTAGGTTCTTAATTTTCATTCGGAAGTTTTTACCTTCGAATAAATCGAACACGTTATACGATTCGTCTTCAGCATACTCAGGGATTAACTGTGCTTTGATCTTATCTTGAATCTTAGTACCGTACTTAAGGATGAATACTTTACCTTCATTTTCAGCATTGCCTGGATCGCGGACAACGTAGCAGTTAGCGTACATTGATGTATTTTGCTTCAGCTTTTGTTCTTTAGCTACATCTTCATTACCGTTTTTCCATAACCAGTTGATGTACTCCGCCATTGGATCTTCACGGCTACCAAAAGTACGAGCAGCTAGCTCTGAGTAAACTTTACCAGTAACTGGGTGTGTGAAATAGTAGCTATATGTAGTTACATGAGGTAATTGGTTTAGATCTGGTTGAGGCAAGAATCGTAAAATTGCACTACCATTACCAGCTGAATCGACTGTTGCTTTCCAGAAATTACCACCAGAACGGGTTTCTTGTGTATTAGCCGCAGTTGTCATGTTGTTTAGAAGAGATTTCATTTGTTCACGAAGTTTTGACATTTCATTTTCCTTTAATTTGCATTTTAATAGCATGTTTTTAACATAAATTGAATGATTAATAACCCAAATCAAACAAAGGGATTATGTGGGAAGAGCTATCTTCCCTACTTTATTTATAGAGATCAAATACGCTCAATGGTATTTTTCTTGATCATTGTCACCGCTGAGTTAGTCTCTGCAAAGTATTTGCCTTTGCTAGGACCTGATGTGATTTCAAATTTAACTAATGTACCAACATCGTTAACATCACCAATGGCTGAACGATCAACGTCCATCTCTTTAGCAATTGAATCAATTAATTTTGCAATATATGATTCATTTATAAACTCTTTAAATGTTTTCAATTTATTTACCTCTGTAGTTATCATACTGCTAACAATACCAGCATTGACTAATTTATTATATTCAAGACTTATCAAACTAGATAATTCGCTAACTAGTAACAAGTCGTTAGATTCGATTAAATTAAATGTTTTATTATAGCTGTAAATCAGTATTACATTTGCGCAAGATTTACACCAGATTTTATCAATATCAATTACTTCTGTTTTTGTTTTAACATCAAAAGCTTTTGCATAACCCGAAATTAAAAATCTTTTCCATACTGATATTGACACAGCAGTTTGTTCATTATCTGAAATAAGATACCCATGATTGATATTAATAGCAATATCACGATAAAACTCTTCTGTTAATCTACCTTCTTTAGTTGCGGGTGATTTGATTAACTCTGTAGTTTCATATAATCTTGTTTTATTCTCCCTTAACAACCTAGTAGCGATTATTGGGATACCATCTTGTATTAGATATGCAAATATCTCTTTAGTCGGTTTGAACGGAGAATCAATATACACTAACCTAGAATTAGGTACACTTACTTTTCATACGCATAGTCAAGATACAACTTTAATAGTGAATTCCAACTTGCAATAACTAAGTGTTTATTGCAGTCACCTAAATTAATTAGGTGACATACACAGTATATTGCTAATCGTCGTAATCTTCATCAGTGTCTATTAGATCATACTCGTCTTCATCATACTCATACTCGTCGCGATTGCTTTCCTGATTATACAAAGCGTCAACCAAATCTTGGTCAAGGTCAATACCTAAATCATTAGCGCAAAAGTCAATAAGATCATCGACTGTAGCAAAATCGGTATAAACATCACCCGTATTAGTAGACACCACATACGTATTATTTTTATCATCAAAAAAGATGCTAATTTCTAAATCGTCCATTTTACTTCCTTGTGTATTTTTGTTATTTATGAATTAAAAAAGCGTTGCACTAGGAGATACACCTTTAATCATTCGTTTGTTAGCCAATTCAGCCATCAAACGCTCTTTCATAGTTGGTGTAATTAATTCAGCAATGTCATACTCATCCATGTCTGTCGCAGTTTCAAGGTATGCTAATATTTTATCAAAGTTGGATAGCTCGATTGAGTCTGATACAGCATCTAAAATTGTTGATTCAAGATTAGCGCTGATGACGCTCTGTTGATTTTTAATAGTAGCATATTTAATATCAAATGTATCATATACTTTCCAAACAGTTGCACGATCAATAACTTTAGAACCGATTCTAAATGGATTATCAATAGTGATGTCAAGATATTCAAACATCAATCCAATAACAACTTTATAATACAACTCAGTAATCATGTTTCGATTAACGACAATTAATGACGTGTCTGAAGGTCCAATAAACGATAAAGGGATACCGTCGATAACAACTTCATATTGCTTTGGATTGGTGCATGCATATACGTCGCCATTTACACCGTAGTTAGCTTTAATTAAGAATTCTAATGTAATCATGATATGTCGCTCTGTACCTTTAAACCTAGGTCTTTATTTAAGTTATTAATTTTATCTTTATACCAGCTAGGTACTTGCATACCAGAAGTGCTTGATTTGCCTCCTGTTGTACTGAACCCAGTACCGGCAGAGATAATTTGCTGAATACAGTGATCAGCAGAACACGACGGGCACGGTAATGCTTCAGGCGCCTTCCTTTCTGAAACTGAATGGCTTTCATCCCAAGTATGATTACATTCTTTGCAATTATATGTGTATAGCGGCATAACTCTCCTTAAATCTCAGCGATAGAATCTAACAACATTCTCAAACGATTCTTAGCAAAATACTGTTGTAGTTTCATGATAGACGTTGGCTTCTGCGAATCATATTGTTCGATGCATTTATCTTGCAACTCAACTGGGATCATGGTAAAATCTACTAGCATTTTATTACGTTCGTATCTTGCTAATGTTTCGTCATTAGGACAGAATAACTTTGGATTAAACCCTGTATTCATAGCCTCAGTGAAGAATTTAGATGTAACAGATTTTTGCTTTTCTTTAATACCATCAGTTCGGCGTTTAAAGAATTCATCATCAGAGAAAATATTAGGGATAGCATCACCTGAATCACCTCCGATAATCTTATGTTGCAAATCAATTAACGGACTGTCTTTTGGTTTAACTAACTTCTTGGTGATTGGTGAATACTGTTCCACATTGGGGTAGCGTTGTAGTTGAACTAAATCTCCATCAGTAGAGATAATCCGTACCTTTCCATATGAAGCTGCTCGAGGCGCAAGGATACCGATAACATCATCAGCCTCAAGACTTTTGACACGAATTACTTTCCATGGGAATACTTCGTCAATTTCGTCAATAAGCTCTTCTAAGATTGGAAATAACGACTTATAGTCAATATCTGACTCTTCACGACCTGATTTTCGTGTACCTTTATAGAATGGTAAAATATCACGGCGCCAGTATGGTGCAGAATCAACTGCGATGATGCATTCTGATGGTTTGGTCTTCATGTTTTTGTAATAAAGAATAGAACCAATCATAGCGCTTTTGAATTTAACTGGTTCAATTGTCCGTTTACCTGATTCAGTAACACTCCAATCACCTTTATTAAACAATCCATGAAGCGTTGCGTGAAAAATACCAGAGAGGTCAATTATAACTGTTGTTTTATTCATGTAACTCCGATGTTAATTAGTTGATAAAATATGAATTTTAAGGGTGATATTTTCGAGTAAGAACTACTCTAAGAGAATACTAGATTTTTAGATGATTTGCATTATATTATTTCCAAATATAACCCATTAGCAGCTCACTTCTTTCTGAAACACGCTTAGCCATTGCTGTTGACATTTTAACACTGAATAAGAATGATGAACTCGTTCTAATACGCAACATATTTTTAGAAGAATCGACTGCAAGATATGTTAGTTGCGGAATTGTATAGTTCTTCTCGTTAGGAAGTGTTATAGTTGGGTTTTCCCAGACTGAGTATTCAACGCTAGGTGATAACTGAATGTATTCAGGTAGACCTTTTTCTAGTGGAAGAGATAAAATACCACCAGACCGGTCACCAATACCACTTATAATATTAGCATTAATTAATACGTTAACCAGATGCTTAATATCATTTGGGTGAATAACCACATTAACATTGTATGACATTACAACATCATCTAATCCTAATGGGTCAACCTTAATATTGCTTACTGATATTTTCGCGTACTCTTTAAAGAGTTCATTAAATTTTTGTACAGCGTTATACTGGTTAATCACAATGCTTTTAGCTGTTTGTTGTTGCATATTGACAACTGAAACAGAATTAGCTAAGTACTTTCCTCGTTGTTCTTTAATCCATCCATCTATTTCTGTAATCTGTCTATTATATACTGAAACATCATCTTTGTAAACATTTATTTGTTGAGTTGCTAATTTATCTTGAATCAGCTTCAACGATGATATCTGAGATGCAATATTATCATTTTGGTATATTAAAGCCTCAATATGTTTCTGCTGATCTTCATCATAACTAGCAATAACTGACACAAAATACAGAACATCGCCATTCGATTCGTAAACCTTATACTTAGATGTTACTTTATAATCCATCAACGCCGAGGTGATAACTGATGTAGCTGTTCTTGACGACGTATTAGATTCAGTTCTAATTAAATCCTTATCAACACTAACTAACACCTTACTAGATTCAGCCGCGTTAGCAAGAGCAAGACTAGTTGCGATTTTATATCCAGTAACATCGTCTTCAGTACTAGCAGCATATTGAGCTTCACCAGTTGATTTGATAACAGCACCATAAGATGAAAAACTCAATAACAAAATCAAGAACATCAGTTTCATGACTTTTTACTCAGCTAACGGAACGAACTTAGGCTCGATTTCTTTAGCAACACGCTCAACCAATTTAGCATGATCAGTCGTTAACGTACCGGTATTTGCTTCATTATTCCGTGAAAACGGTAAAAATACCATAACATATGCACGGACAAACTTACCGTCTTGTTTTACTTCACGTTTAACAATTCGATACCCTGCCATGTTTTGACGTGCAGTAAACTCATCGGTTACTAATGAAGAGCTTTTATTTGTAGTACCATCAAGGCCTTTCTTTTGCATCAATGCTTTTTGTTGAGACATAAGATTGTTAGATTTGCTAGCTAACTCAGACAACGCAATTGTTCGCGCATCATCTAGCGCAATCTGTATATCGTCTGCAAAGCTTGTACCAACAGCATACATACCATTATCATCTGATTGATTATAATCTAAGAACCAATCTGGTACATTTTCCAGTTGTTTTTGTACATTCTTAGTTTGCTTAATTTCAATCTGCTCTTGTTGCTTTGCAATTCGTTCTTGTACTGTTGGACTTGAACAACCGCTTAACACTAGAGCTACTGTAGCAGCTAAAATTAGTTTCTTCATTTCAAACATCCTATTTCAATTAGTGTAAACCACACTGTAGACACATTATATACTAACACTGTGCAAAAGTAAACATGTTTTTCAATTAATACCAAATAAATTTGCTACTGTTAATCGGCTGGTTGTTATTTCGAGCTCGGCTAGCATGCGCCATTGGAGAATCATATCCACATTTACTTAATGTACGAAGCATATCATGAATAGCCGGCTGAATTTCCTGGCTAGAGTTAACACGAACTTCTATGATAGGCTTTCGTGTTTTTAAAGAAATAATACGGCAACCAAACAAGTTGTTTCCTAAAGCTGTTACATTTGTATCTAACGTTTCTACTGGTTTCATTTCAATATCCTTTGTTAATTTATCTGTCATGATTATTATAATACGTGTAATTCCAAATGTAAACAACTTTAGATAAATTTTACCAACCTTTTATTACTCTGCTTGAAAAATTGTAATGCGAGAAGCTCAAACGATCAACGAGCTTTACTGTATTCGACGACAACTTATCAACTACAACAACGCCTTCACTACCAGTGACTTGAAACCCATCAGCTGTTTTAATGAATGTTTTCATATTACTAATTTTATCAAAATGATTAATAATCATAACTTTAGCGTTAACCAAAGCAATCTGTAGGTCAAACAGCATGCTAAGGTTATCAATATTTGACTCATCGAAGAATTTTAATATCTCAGATCTCTTATCATATTGGGTTTGTTTTCCGCGAGCAGTAACTCTTTTTTCAGCTTCAGCTTCATATCTGTTATGAATCCAATCGATTAAACCTAATACATGTTTCTTAGAGTCTGTAATAAACATACCTTGTCTAATATGCGAATTGTTGTATATTTCAATTAACTTAGTAAGCTCTTTATTTTCTGATAGTACCAACAAAGTATTGCTTGCAATTTTATTAAAAATCTTACGAACTGTATTGATAAGATCTGTGAGGTCTTGAGTCTCGCCTTTGGTCAATGTAACCGTACCCGCAAAGTTATGAATCTCTGCGCTTGATACCCACACATTATCGTTATACTCAAAATCTTTTGACGTTACATCTGAACTTGCGACCAAACTAGATAGCGTGCTACCAGTATATTTTGTGTGAAATACGACACCTATGTTAGTCTTCACTATGTACTCGCCAAATTCTGAATCTTGAGGTACCGCGTAAACAATAGTGTTAGGATGCATTAACCAATATGATTTACCGTCAATCACGTCAGATTCTATATCTGTTCTAATATGTAGCAAGTCGCCTTGATAGATGCCTGACTTTACTACTAATGGTAGCCAGCGTAATGCGGCAATAAAACGTTCCTGGAGAGCTGGAGGTAAGTTAGATGATAATACACCTTGTTCAGACGTATAATATTGCGGATCTGTATTGAATAACGACTTTTTAGCAACAAAAAACTCATTAGTTTCAGGATGATAACCGCAGATGATACTAGGATTTCCATCAATCTTCATAGTAGTATTGATATGCGCTTTAGTGCTGCCTGCTAATTCGTCTCTAACGTCTGATAGAATGCTAATAGCATTTTGTATTTGAATTACGCCTTGGTACGTCAACTCTTCAATATGAGGTAGATGCAATAGTTTAGATGCATTTGTTTGATTTTGTAATTTATTAAACTCGCTAAATTTCATTTTTATTCTCCAATCTTTAAAAACACTGAGCTATTATCAGATGCACTAATAGCATATCTAACCATTTTGTCTACGATCATATTCTGATTTTCATCACTTTCTAACACGCTAATTAACTCTAACCCTTTAAACTTACCTAGCATGTATGAATCACTCACGTCTCCACTCATTACTTTATGTATAAATTCATCAAATGACGTATCCACTTTTTCATATAGTGAAGACGCTAAGTCATAAAATTTGCCTAAATGACTAACACATCTATTACTTCTATTGACATCCAGCGACGGGGTTAGACGATTATCAAAGAATTTAGATATTTTCTTTTCACCTATTTTTCCGTGATTAGCTTCATGTCCTTTAACTTCACCTTGCCAATTAGAGTTGACGTTAAACGGTCTAAACTGGATTCTGCCTGGCTTTCCATTGATAACATAATGAACATATACGTCAATCGAGTCATTTAAGAATGTTGATTTTGTTATATTAAACCCGCTGTACTCTATATCAAGAGTCATATTAGGTGTATTGTATTCAGTTATTTTGCAGAATTTAGACACTTTTTTGAGACTAACACCAATTAAATTCCCAGCTTTATAACTATCGTGCATGTGACTGTTTAATTCTTGAAGCGTTTCAGCTCTACTTAGAATAGTGTTAACATCCCATTCCTTATTAATCATCCAGATGTCTGATGGGTTCCATTTGTTAATATTGCTAAACGGATCATCAAGTTTTTTGTTAAGCTCGCTAAACTTGGATGCAATTGATTTTACAGTGTATGATCCTTTATGATGAATATAATCATGCGGATGTTCAATATGATTCGCTAGCATGCTTGCAATAATAATAGCAGATTTATGCCATGTATCACAAACATTTTTATGAATATCATCGACTGGTAAATCTATATCATACCCATGGTTATCAATAGTGTTTGCATTGTAATAACACTGTAGACATTCGACTTTACCAGTCAACTCAGATCCAGCTCCGCTAGCCAGTTTACCACCAAATTCATCTGTCTTGGAAAACTGTGCTAGCGTTCTTACTGAACCGTCACCCATGATAAACGGAGCATATCCCAAGTTGTTCCGGATGTTCTGTAATGATGTGAGATTATGTTGTATATTACTAACTAATAATAATTCACCTGATTCCATCTGGAACAATGATTCAGATTTAATTTTCTTACTAAAAATCTCTATCCTATCATACTTACGAATTGTAGCAGGTGATAAGCAGCCCATTTATCCAAGAATCATCATTGCAGGCATCTGCCATTTACTTTCTATCTCATCACGTAGCTCATCAATTTTAGCTTGCGCTTCGCCTTGCATACCTGCTCCATCGATAACTACACCACCAGGTAAAGCCACGTTACCAAATTTACCTAATACTCTACCCCAGATCAGTTTTGATTGTTGTACCGCCATTTCTCTGAACCAAGTATCATTGAACACTTCAGGATCTTCTTCTGGGTCAACTTCTTTGGTGCATTCAATGATGACATAATCGCCGACTACCATTTTACTCCAATCAGTAACAATGTTAAGTTTGTACTTTACTCTTGAAAAGTTCCAAACAACTTTATTGTTAAACACAGAGCGAAGATCTCCTAATTGCTGTTCAAGACTCATATAACTCATTACTGAATATCTAGAATCAGAACTAGCGCCAGATGCTGTCATGAACGAATCCCAAAATGAAACAGCGGTAATACCGTGCCAACCAAGCATGCTGCCGTTAGCGCTAATACTAACTTCTCTAATACCATTAATTGTTTTATCGAGTGTTAAGTATTTGTTATCAATATCAGTTTGACTGATTTGGTATGACACAATAGATCTTTCAGATCCGTTGTAGTGGTACATTCTGTAGTATCTTAGTGTGTTATCGATCGCAGATAAGAATTGATCTGTTGTTAGGTTAACCCGAATAATAGGAGCACCTAATTGTAGCCTTATATATGATATTAAATCATCATAGTATAGAATTTCGTTCATAGGATTACCTCAGAATTAACAAACATTTATTGCCTATTTATCATTACTTTAGATAGAGCATGGTATAATTCTTCGCTGTAATCGATACCGTCATATAACTTAACAAAGCCGTCTAAATCGTTGTCAATAACCAGTTGCCTAGCTTTAGTTGAGGATACTGAGCTAACATCCGTTGCATCTTGGTTTCTTTCACCGCTAGATATGATGCTGATAGACTCAAATGAATAAAACCCATGTTTAGCTTCTACACCATTGTACTTCGGTATCTGTCTATTATGCTCAACTATTCTATCTGCACCAACTACCAAAGTGATATGTGTATATCCTTTAATGTATAGATAAACCAATGAGTCAAACATGTTATTAATAGCAATGTCTTCCACAATATTATTTTGGTATTCATTGAACATCAAACACATGAATTTTAGCTTATCATGATACGGTAATGGGTTTTTTGCGTTTTGTGTTGAGCTTGTGAATATTAACAAGTCTGAAGACGGTTCTGTGCTTGACATAAAATCAAACAAATGTAGATGTCCTTTGGTAGGTGGATTAAATCTACCAAAGGTGAATATTGCTTTATTCATTAACCGCGTTAACCGCGTTAACTACATTTTTGTATTGTTTAATATGTTTAAGCATAAACTTGCGAGAAACAAACAACGCAATAATACTAACACCAACAATCCAACTAGTTTCATATGAAATTACAACTATTGATCCGATAAAAACTAAAAGACCAAGTACACTTAATGATAAAAACGTTAATACAGATTTTTGTTGTTCATCTGTTAATTCTTCAATATCTACATGCATTTAAAAGAACCCCATAATAACGCCAAGAGGAAATATAAAAACGCCAATTGCGCGAGCGACAACTTCGCCTGTAAGCGCTTCAGCTCCAAATAAAGTAACAATGTTTGACACATATCCAAGCACGATCAATAATGCAATAGCCAAACCAATTACGGTAAACGTAAACGGATTATAATTGCGTTGTTTCTTAAACATCTAACGTCTCCTTAAAGAATGTTTTATCTTTATGTTTAGCACCCTTAAACTTTTTAGGTGTTTCAACTTTATGTTTAAATCTGCATGAATGAAAGAATTGTTTTTGAGCTAATTCGCATTCAATGCTTTTCTTCTTTTTCATAATCAACTCCTTAGTTAGAGTTGATCGACTCCAACTGTAATACAAACGAAATAATACGAAATAAACAAGTACATGGTATAATGTGCTAACTGATCTACGCCAATAGCTATCCAAAATTTATTATCAGAGACAGCCAAACTGTTACTCTTGTTATAATTCATCTTAATATAATCAATGATATAATGCAAAACTGTATCAATTAACGCAAAAATACCAGCAACAAGCAACACAGTATTCACGTTTGGATTATGTAGCGCAAATACAGATACACCAATTAAAACTGCATAAGTAAACACACCATGATCTAGCGAGTGTTCAATACCATCAGAGTTAAACAAAATACCTTTTCCTTTAACCATTGCATCAGTCTGAATCACCCAATCGCAGTACATATGCTTAACAAATAATGCAAACAACGTGATAACTAAAATACCCATATAACCTCTATTTACTTAATACTAGTCAAAGCAATAGCTGCTTTTTCATAAGCTGCGACTTTAGACTCGAGCGCTTTAATTCGAACGGAATGCTTTGATATACGCTCAGCACAATGGTCTTCAATAATCATACGGTAGAAGGCGCCTAACCCAATCATTTTATTCACTTTAGGTGATGCAAAAGCGCAATCAGTAAAGGTAATAACATTGGTTGTGTGCATAATATCGATATAGACATAATTTAATGAATAAACGATATCGTAATTAACACCAACTTCGCGACGGATACTAAATGAACATTTGTATCCTTGTATATCTGCTTGAAAATATACCAAACAGTCACCCATCGGTCTGCCTTTAAAGACATTTTTTACCGAAATTAAGTCTAGGTAGAAAGACTTTGCTGCTTGTTCCATTTCAAATAACCTCTTTTCATTTAATACGTGATTATTATATACTGTTTGGACGCAATTGTAAACTGTTTTCGTCATATTTTTAAAAGGAAAGGAAGCATTGCTTCCTTTCCTAACACGACTTTAGTTTTATAAAAAGTACTGCATATCAGATCACGCTGTCGATCCTAGCTCGGATCTCATCAAATGTGCTGATGTTATAGAATAATCCATCTTCATACACTTTGACAAGAAGGCCTTGTTCTTCTTGTTCCGCGGATTGCTCATCAAAAAGAACAAGTTCATTGTCAACGCACTCAACACGAACAAGCCCTTTGGCTGATTTTTTAGTCCCATCATCAGTTTTAGGGTCTTTATTTAAGTTAATAGGTGCACCATCTACGATTGCGTATGTAGCCTTAAGTGCCATACCCAATGTATCACGTGTGCTATAATTGTAAGTAAAGCTACCTGCAGCTACTATAACGTTGGTACTTGCAAAGCCTTTTGCTTTTAGTCTATTGGTGATATCTAGTGCGCGCTTAACTGTGATGCTATCTCCATAAATCATGCCAATGTGACTGTCTAGTAAGCGATATCCTTTTTCTGTGATAGTACCGCCAAACGTTTCCCATAAGCATTCTACTGTACCTTTCATTTCCGGTGTAACTAACTCATCCTGAATAGGAGCAGATAGAATACCTTCATCGGTAACAGTACATACCATATAGCTATTGGTATAAACCTCTAACTCTACGGTAGTGTTAACAAACACAAATGTGTTAACACTGGGGTTATTTTTAAACCAGCGCTCTACATCAGTTAGTGTTTTAACTGGAATAGCGATACCACAAATGATTTGAACAGGATCACCTGAATCTGGCCGAATGACTACCTTTGACATTCCTAACGAATCGGGTGCTCGATTAAGAATATCTTCTTTTAGTCGAGGTACGATGTCAGTAATAACATTCCAGTAATCATAAGAATCACATACCCGAGCAACAACACCTGAAGGGTAAACCTCGGTGATCAACCGCTTCATTTGAATATATTCTGCTTCATTCAATGAAATGTTGTTACGCTTAGCGATAGTTTGAATTGCTAAAGTCTCTGTCATATGCTCTGACGCATTAACAGATCCTGCGATGAATGACCCAAACGGTGCATTATAATAATCAACCACCATCGCAGTTGAACCGATAGCATCACTACCGTAAAAACACGTTAGATGGCACATACCTTGTCGAGCTGCATCAGCGCTACCAGACATACCTCGCGCACTAAAGTCATGGCATTGCCACTTTACAAAGCCAGTATTACCTACCGTTTCTATAGCAGCTGCAGTCAATAACCTGCGATAGGCTAGCGCGATGGTGGCATTGTTTACTGATTTCCAGGTTTCATTTGAAATAACAGTCTCAAGGTAACCGGTAACCCAAGCAAAGTCTTTATGTGTGTTAATCATAGTCAAACCAGGGATCTTTGCCTTCATAAGCGAACCCTCTTTTAGCGACTTAACTCTAATAGGAAGGTAACCTAGTTTGTGCAATGATACAATATGGCTATCATCGTATGATCCACCCGAAAAGTAGCAAACTTGTGAACGAAAGTTCTTCAACGCTGTTTCTACATCAACTTTAAAGAATTCACGTTCAAATGCATCATGAATCATTTTCATGGTAGCTTGAACACCAAACCAAACCGCGTGATCATCTGTTAAGTTACGTGTTTCTTTTGGCAAGTGCTTAAAGCTACGTGGAGTGAATGTTTCATAGATATACTCAGTACCTGGAAACATCTGAGCTTTATGTGAAATTTTATATGAGTCGGCACTCATTAAAACATTATTAATCATATTTTATTTCCTTTGTGCACATTGTGGCTGCACGGTTAGTTTAAAAGTTAGATTGCATTTTGGTCAATCTGATTAATCGATTTTGATTGGATCGATTAAACCAATTTCAGGTTATCTAACCCAAATATCTTTATCAGGTACCATAGATACTAACATGTTATAAACATCATCACTTAGTTCGTCTACGCTCATTATTGGTTTATTAACTTGTTTTATTTTAACATAGTTTAGCTCTTTTTGATTGAAAACAATAAACATGGTACCATCCATATATTTTCTAATATCTGTCACCCCTTTTAAAATGTTCCGCATCTGGTACGCAACAAGATTATAGGTATCAATTAAAATATTATCATCAACTACACGGCTACGAAGACTATTCTGTTTGATAGCAGTTGCTAAATCGTTCAGAACCCAAACAACATGAATATTTTCTTTAGGGTATCCTAGTTTATTGGCCAGCTGAGATACTTTTATTAGCGATGAAGATGATTTCATAGTAATATCGAATATCAAGTTCGGTCTACGATCATTGTTGCTAACAAGAATAGATTTAACCAATGCCTCTAGCTTACGATCGCTAATACCAAGATCCTCAATCACTGTATGGATAATCGACGTATGATCTGGATTTCTTAGATCTAACGCACTAACATCTAAATCGTATTCACTTTTTATTCTATCTTTTATTAAGCTTGACTTTAACGCCAGCTCTTTTAAACGATCAACGTCAAAAGTAAAACCTTGTATATTAAGCAAATTAGACTTTACGTATCCCTTGCCGCTACCAGCTCCACCGGCTAAGATTACTATCTGGTTAAAATTGCTAGTATTGTTATTATTAAAGTTAATTAGCGCTTCATCTAAGTATTGTTGATCAAAAGCGTTCTCTTTTAAAAAGTCAATAAATGTCATTTTTATTTTCCTAAATCATCATAAATCAAAAAGATATTTAAATCTGCTTTAAATTCATCTGGCAGTTTATCCCAAACCTTATTAATCCTGTTATACCGCTTTATATCCTTTATTTGCGACTTACTCATATCTCTAATTAAGTAGTGGTATCTTACCAAGTTCTTTGTATAATCGCTTACAAACCACCAATTTTTAATTATTTGAAATGACATTTCCTCATGATTCTTGAAGCTATACGTATCGTTTAATACATCGTCATCCTTAGATTGATCTGCTGTAAATGGCTTGCCAAAGTCATGAAGTAGCCCAGCAGCTATCATTTTATAATTGCCTGATCGGATTAGATGATACGTTACCTTTATAGTGTGAATCAGAACAGAGTGTTTATGTCACTTATTCTGTTTCACAAATAAACTTCTTAAAAACGGTAAACTTAATACTTTGTTCATCACAATAATCCAAATATCTTTAACTTGTAATTATTATAACATGTTCAAAAGCTAAAAGTAAACTGTTTTGTTACTTATTTGTCGCGTCATGTTCAAGATATGCGCCAATACAAACTGCACCAGCGACAAAAACAGTAGCAACCAGACCAAACAAAATCAATGAAACTAACCCCAACAAAGATAGGATTAATATGTTTTGCAATGTGCTAACAATCTTCATGATAAACCTTTAATTACTCAGTATCTGTAGTCTTTGTATGCTTTTTATTACTGCGTTTCGCCATCTCGTTAGCAACACGTGCAGATAACATCATACGTTGAGAACGCTTTTGACCTGCGCGATCACCTACATGATTCAATGCAGCTAAGCACTTATCATTCTTGGTTAGCGTTACACCAATCACCTGAGCAATTTTATTGCGAGGTGTTGTTGCCACGTCGCGAGTTTTCTTATGTTCCATTTCATCTCTCCTAGTTTTAAAAAATCAATACATTTTTGAAAATTTACATTCACCATTCGCTACAGTCATGGTGTAGAACTTACTTAAATCCCCTGCCATTCGCGAATAATCTCTTCCACCGTCAATCATCATATTGCCAAGTGTTACACAGTCATGTCGATAAGCACTATAATAGAATACACCGTCTTCTACAAACCCATCAATAGCCATGGATTCGATAGATATACCATTTGTTATCACAAGTTTGTCTTTATTATATCCAATAGCGTAATAATTAGAACCTCTTGGGTGGGGTGTTTCGTTGTAAAAAATGTGATACGGTTGATACGTAAACTCACCGCTAAGATCTTTAATTTGACTTTTGCAAATATATCTACCTCCATACGCTTCAATTGCTTTATGGATTAAGTCTTCCTCTTCAGGTCGTATCATAACCTTTATTAAACCCAATTCTATCATATCAAATCCTTTCATCACGAGGTTTAAATTAAAAAGATGTACATTGCATTAGCTTTTTGATTTGAACCTCGTATACACAGTTTAAATTAGTCGTTAACAACCAAGATCGGTTCATTACTTAAGTAAACTTGATTTACTCCATCTTTAACGTAGTAGTTCTTATAGCCTTTAATCTTCTGCGTCGTCGTGCATTGTTTATGCTTTTCTGTATTACCGGTATTAGCTCCAATTATACCGCCGGTTGCACCGCCTGCTAATGTGCCTAAGCTACTACCTGTTTTTCCAAATAATAGCTTACCAATAATATGACCGGCAGCTGCACCAGCAACACCACCAACTACAGCTCCTGTTGTGTTTGGCTGATTCGATTCATTAGTAACATCAGTACAGTCTTTAACATCGTAGTATACAGGTTCTGATGATACTACAGGATATTGCGCGCTAAACGCTGTGTTAGACAACAGCAGCAAAATAACTGGAATTAGTTTCATAACGACTCCGTTAATAATTGTTGTAAGCTGAGTTCTGTGCTAGCTGCTTCAATTTCTAAGCATTCTTCAAGTGTATTTGCTGAAGTTTTGTCGCTTCGAATCAAGTGGAATCGTGGATGCATAGTTGAATGAATATCAGCGCCTCTAGCTAAAGTAATGCCACAACATTCAATGGTGCAAACAGAACCGATATACTTATCAGCGTTATTTGTAAACTCATCCATCATATCTTCTTTTAATCCACCAGCAATAGTCTTTAACCGACCACAAGCTGATTCAACGTTGATTGTAGAGTACACATTCTCGTTTTTAGTACCCTTAGTTCCATAGTTAAAGCCGGTAATAATCAAATCTAATTCAATCAACTCCTTGAACTTAATTTGATGAACACCTTTACCATCAGACCATAGAGCGTCAAGCGACTTAAGGATGGTACCCTCTTCACCTTTACCTCGCATCTCGATAAAGTGCATTTTAGCATCTTTAATATTTTCAACTAGTACATAATCAACAATCTTTACAATCTTGCTAAATTTTTCATTTTTGCTGATATTATCTATTAACCAGTTGAATCGTGTAACATACTTATCAGACTTAACTTTACCGTATGACTTGTACGTATCTAGACTGATAATATCCCAAACGATGTACTGTAACCGTGTGTGAGCAGTGTCAAAGGTGATTCCAAACTTGTTATACTCTTTGTTGAATTTATCAATATCTTTCTTAATCTTTGTATCAATTAAGCCATCATTATCACGAATCTTTTCATTGATTGAACAGAACGATGATACAACACCATTTGATTCATAACGGGTAACCCCTGATAATACAATCTCACCATTCAAAACACAATCAGAACCATACAAGTCACGAATATCTACGAGATCGTCAAAAGCACCGTTAACTACAGTTTCCAACCCTTGACGTGATTCCATGTAGACTGTATCCGTAATGATAGTATTAGCATATCGACCATCTGCTTTTACTTGTGAAATACAAGATCCGCTAGCAAGTAGCTTTGCAACAGCTTTTTCGCTATACGACTTAGCACCCATATAAGGAGCTTCTTTAATGAAGTTAGCGCCAAACACTTTATTAATAATTGAAACATTAATACCAGCTTTAGCTGATCCGCCAATCATTAATTTTACAATTTCGCCTAATTGATCATCTGAATTTTCAAGAATTTCAATCAAAACTTGTTTGGCAGCATTGCCAGTAGCTTCACGTGTAATTAGCTTGTTAATCTTTACTAAAACATCGCCAAAATCAAGTGTTGGATTTGGATTTACAGTGTAATCAGGAATTTGCTTAATACCAAACTTAATCAACGGTGAATAACACATTTCCAAAAACAATCGTAACGGTAGAAAGTCTTTGTGATTGGTAAGAACTTCAATTTTATGGTTTTTACCATTATCACTTCGAAGTTCATTGATAATTGAATATAGCATGGTTTGTTCCTTTATTAGATGGTCTTATTATAACACCAACACATGAAAATGTAAACTGCTAAAATTAATAATTTAATCAATATGTTTTAGAATCATTCTAAGATGAGATTTATCGTCATTATAAGAATCAATTCGCTCATCAAGCCATTTACTTTCATGAGGCCCATGCTTAATTTTAACATCATGAAACGTTATAAGACAAGCTTTAGTATCAATGATGTCTACAGTTAGTGTAGCATCATAACTTAGTTTACTCCAAAGCTTACGTGCACCAAAGTATTGTTCAACATCAGAGATTAAGTTTAGTTTCTCACGGGTTACAAGTAATTCATAAAGCTTAGTTGAAATTCCTAACCCACGATACTCTTCAGCAACTCTAGCAAGATAAACAGCTTTATAGTTTTTACCGCAAATATGTTCATCACTGAGTTTAATTTCAGCAACCCTGGTGAACACGTATTCAGCATCAATAGTTTCCCAATAACCTACAATATAAACTCTGCCTGATTCGAGTTTGCGTAATTCTAACTTAGATACCATAGGCGATTTCTTAGTTAGAATCACGTCGCAGCAGTATTTCCATTGGATATTAGTTACTGTCTCAGCCGTGTATATACCAACTGTAAGATCTAACCCGAAATTACCATAACGAGCGATAGCTTGCTCTGTAAGCTCCTCACCATCAGCATCTTTTAGAAATTGTTTAAACGATTTCATTTTTGATTACCTTTATGCTTTATACGGTCTATTATATACTAGCTAGTAGTAAAAGTACATAATTACATTTAATATTTTTCATCGCTCAATCCATCTAATACAACTTTTGCTAACTCTATTGTATCATCAATACCTGATAATGTTAAAGCACAATCAATAGGATTACTAACCACTTTACTCACTGTTGAATCAGCAACCTTTAAAACGTTTGTTGGTAGTTCAATAACAGTGTCAACAATTGAATTAATTAATCCGAACATATCTTTTCCTTATTAAAAAGGAGACCGAAGTCTCCATTAAATTACATATAGAACTGAACTACTTGATTAGGGTCTTTAACATCGCCTTTACCAACTGGGATAAACTCAAAACCTGCAGCACCAAATACAATATCACCAATATGTACACAGGTCTTACCGCTATGGTCTGTTGTTAGGTTAAAATGAGCCAGCTCTTCATCAGTATCGTCATTCACAACTTTAACATACGCATTTTTAATCATACCTAAATGATGTTGACGTTCCATTGCCTTATGAACAAAGCAATAAACTGCTACTGTCTTATCACCTGGTTGACGCTTATCATAGTCAACAATACCGAATTCGTCTTCACCAGTACCATCATCTTCACCAGTTTGATTATCTTTTGGAATTGCAATAGTAGAAGAGCGTAGAAGTTCTTCTTTCTGTTCTTCAGTCATCGCTTTTAAATCTGCTTTTGTTACTGACTTTGGATAGTATTGATTGTTAAAAAATACTACTTTATTAGGTGCAATGACTTTACCTGCGTTATTGAGCACGAACATGAATAAGTCTAAATCAAAACCTTTTGTCTTATCTGCTGAAAATACTGGATGCATCTCCCAGTTAGTGATTAAACGTAAACGAGTTAGAGCTGGAAACTCTTTAGCCAAGTCTAATACAAAACCAACTTCATGTTGCTTTTCTAAATCTAGCATAAAAATTCCTTGTGACATGTTAATTGTTCCTTAAATTGTTAAAACTTTATTGAATATCTTGTAATGTTAATTAATACAGAATAAACACTTATTTCATTTGATTATCAATTAGTAGATTCTTCTTGACGATTGTCGAACGCTGAGTGAATAACACTAGCAATAATAATACTAACAGAAGTCAATGCGATCATATAGTCAGGGATTTCTAAGAACGGTTCCATCATAATCGATGCCGATAGGAATCCAATAGACCAGAATGCGCCAGTTTCAAGGTATTGATACGTTTTGAGTGTACCAGTTGCATCTAACATAACTGTCATAGATCGAACAAACATTGCGCCAATACCTAATCCAGCAGCAATAACGAATACGTTAGACGAGATAGCGAAGGAAGCTAATACACCATCAGCAGAGAATGCGGAATCTAAGATTTCAATATAGATGAATGTTCCAAGACCTGCTTTTGCTACAGTTCCAGCCGTATTTGCAGTTGCTTCATCAGTTGCACCTTCTAACAAGTGCTTAATAATCTCAATAACGACAAAGGCAATCATACCAGCTAATGCCGCCATAAAGAATTCATGCCCACCATGTTCCATATTCAGCGATACTAAGTATGATAATGAGCCGACAATCATAGCTTGTACCATATCAAGTGATCCAATAGCAGCTAATGGTTTTTCGATTGGTACAAGCCAGAACTCATCACGTTCTTTATCCATGAAGAAGCTCAAGAACACCATTGATAAGAACGCGCCACCAAAACCAGCTACCATAGAATGCGAACTAATTAATGTATGTTCAAACTGGGTAGGGTTTGTTAACGCCCAATCAAGAGCAGTTGACATCGATACATCACCGACAATTGATACAATTCCAATAGGAAACAGTACTCGCATACCGATTACTGCAATAAAGATACCAACGTATAAGAACATTTTCTTCCAGAAGATGCTCATTTTACTTAGCTGTGCTGCGTTAACCACCGCGTTGTCAAACGAAAGGGCAATTTCAATAACCGCCAATGTTAACACCGTGCCTAATAAAAGCAGGCTGCCTGTCTCAATATACACTGCGCTAAGCGCTACAATTGCAAAGATAATTGATCCGCTAAAATACTTAATTAAAGTATTCATTTTTATTTCCTATTTGTTTAAATGTTTATGAAAGAATTACTTTTACATCTTCGTGAGAATAAAGTTAGGTGTAAATTAAGTCATGATAGATTTTGTCAATGTTATGTTCATTACCGTCATTTAATGACTTAATCTTCATTTCCTTCATGCTCGCTAAATATATAATACACTATATCCTAACTAGCTTAGAATGTAAACAGTTATTTCTTTGTCCAAGTCAAAAACTTAGAAGAAGCTAAATCATCGTAGAATGTATCAGGTAAAACGTTCATTGGGTTTTTGTAGTGAATAAAACCAACGTTGCTATACTCATCAGCTAAACCGTTTAAGAAACGGGTATTAACATCGTTACCGATACCAATAAATTGCACAAACGTGTCTTTATTAGCACGTGTTAAGAACTCATTAACAATAAGTTGATCATGTTGAGGCGTATCACCGTCTGTGATAATGACTAATAGCGCTCCAGTGCTAACAGATACTTCCTTCTTACCGAATAAACTTCCAAATAATGATTTCTTCGGTTTAGCTAAACCATACATATTTTCAAAGATTGGATAGAATAGCGTGCCACCATCAGCTAAATTACCATATTGTTTCATATATTTGCCAAAATCTTTTGATGTTGCACTCGACGCTTCTTTAAATGAAGTATTGAAGAAACCAACATCAATAGAGCCGTTATCATCAAACTTCATACCAGACACGATCATCATATCTACGATATATTCAACGAAACCAGATGAAAATTCGTCACGCATTGATCCTGATCGATCGATTGCAATGCGAACTTCTAATTTTGGTAATTGAGAAAGATCAAATCCGCTTTTTTCTAAGCTAAGTGAAAACGTCTCTTCAGTTTTACCGAGATCCAGTGTGAATGACATATTTGTGTTCCTTTTAATAAGTTAAAGTGTTAAACCCGTTGCAGTAGAGCGTGCACCTGTTGCAGTTGATTTATTTTGTAATTGGTTCAAGTATTCAATTTGTGACGATTGCATCATAATAGCATCCTGTTCACGTTGCAATTTTGCATTAGCTTCAGTTGTCTGAACACCTGAAATAGTATCAAGCATTGCGCTTCGAATGTGACTAAGCGTATCGTTGCTGATGACACTAGTATTCAAGCTGGCAGCTGCAGTTAGCGCGCTGTTTTTCGCATTCGTAGCTCCTGTTTGAATTGTCTGATTAATAATATCTTTAACGCTGTTATTGAACATATTAGACTCATCAGAATCTAAAGAGTGCATATACATAACAAATTGCAATTTCAAATCGGGAATAACTGCAATTACTTCGCGCATAGCCGAAACAGTAGCGAGTGATGTCTGCTGCTTAGAACGAATCAGAGGAGCGTTATTCTCAGTAACAATTTTACGTCGTTCTAAGTTGTCAAGTTTAATCTCGATGCTATTCAACCTGACTTCCATATCACGCAGGTATTGTGCTTTAATCATAGACTGCGGATCTGCTGGATCGATCGGCGGAATATTAGCAATAAAATCAATTTGGTATTGCTTCCATTCTTTTACTTTTTCGATTAGCTCATGAATATACAGATGATTCGCATAATTTTCTTTATACAGATTCTCTAAATCCTGAATCCAGATATTATGTTTTGTCATATGTGTTTGAATATCGCTAGCAACACCGTCAAAAACAGTATCAGCGTCTTTCAATCGCTTAGTTAGCTCGGTTTTAACATCAACAACAGTTCTATTAAACCAGTTGATAATTTTACCTAATCCCTTTGGTTGTAAATCATTTGCAATATTAGCAGGATCTAACCGACCATGTACTGCACTCATGCGAGACATAATTTCACCAAGCTCATTAAATTTCTGCATTGATACAGCTGAGATAATCTTCTCAGTTGTCGCAGATACGCGAGAATTTGCGTCTGCTCCTAAGCTTTCAATATCTTGCTCTGTAATAAGCTCGCTTTGAATCAGAGGAGTGTGATCTTTAGCAACAATAACTTTTGTTAAATTATTTGTTGCAGCGCTTACTGTCAGACTAGGCTTATCATGAGTTGCGATAACAACCTCGTTTGAAGATAACCAGTCAAATTCATCAGCCATGATACTATTTCCTTTTATTAAATTAAAACCAGTCTAGATCGACTGCTCCCAGTGTATAACCTACAAAATTTGGGTGATTAATCATTTGACCAAATGCACCAGCATATTGAACAATTTCACCGTTTACTAGCTCATACATAACAATATTGTCAGCGTACAATAAACTAGAAATACGTCCAGGTGTTTCATCGTCATGTAATCTAACTAATTGTGATGGTAACCACAATCGAAACTGTGCATCTGACATCCAATTTGGTTCAAGATCAATATACCGCATTAAGCCAACAGGTCTACGTCTTTCTATCTTGAATCCATTTTCATAAGCCAATATTAAATTCATGTTGCCATGTATACTTTTCATCGGATTAATTACTTTTGAATTGTCGAATACAATAGCAAACTTTTCGCTTTCAGTCATACATCACCTATTTCATTTTATTGTATTATAACATAACCAGTATTAATAAGTAAACAAAAATGTTATTACTTAATGACGTTTTGTAAATAAAATGGCTGAGTATATCCACGTGATGCAGTATTCCGGCCAAATCCTTCAGCATTTGTCATGTACTTGTCAAATCTAAACTTAGCATCATGTATCTGCAAACCAATAACATCTGCGATAATCTCTAAACTACCAACAAAATGTGATAATTCAAACAATTGACAATTATCGGCATTATTTTTTAAATAATCAATTTGCTTCATCAAATAAATCCAACTAATCTTGGTTTTTAGAGAATCATCCATATTATTAACTAAATCGCTTAGCTCTGTAATATATTGCACATACGCTAGCTTAATACCAGTATCTGTGTCATTAGAATATCGATTTGTTTGCGACTCAGCTAACAAGCATGGTCCGCCTAAGAAGTTTATACTTTTACACATTTAACACACCTAATTGATAAGCGTACGATGGAGATTTCTGAGAAAAGAATTCAAATGGCTTCACTGTTTGCGTTTGTGTATCCATGCAGATGAAGTCATTTGTGCTGACTTTGCGGGAAAACTTGTAAATCACCCCGTCAAGCACAGAACCGTTAGACTCTTCCTCACTAATTAAACATAATGTTTCGCGATTAAACTCACGAAACAATGTTGCTATAAACTCAATTGATAGTTTAACATTGCCATTATCACAATACGAATCGAAACGTGTTAAGTATACATTTTTAGCGTAATGGATACCATCTTCAAACATGTACTTACCGCCAATAATGTATACAGTTTCAAATATATCATGAGCTTTAACAACCATTAGCGCTTCTTTGATGCTACGGTATACTTCGTGGCCTCTAACGTCTTCGCGTTTTGCTGTAGAACTGATAATAATCATTCGACGATTATGTAGATCATTTGGTAAAGATTTAAAGGTATTCAAACCCATTAACACAGTTTTACCATTGGTCATATTCTTAAAATGATTCAAATCAATACGTGACTTAACGCATAAATCATTTGAACCAGTGCCGATATACCCATCATTATCAACGGATAATATTAAATTCACTTGCATGGTAATCTCCTAAACTGCCATCTTAATGTTTTCAGCGCCTAAAGTAGGACCCTTAACACAATTTGAAACTACAATGTCTGACCACTGTGTAGACAGCACATCTTGTAGAGTTTTTATCTCTTTATCTTCCTTAACATCGCATATAGGCTCGTTAAGATATGCAGCTGCACCGCGACAATGATAGTCTAATAACTCATCGACAATTGGCTGCTGGTTTTCATAGTAGTGTGCATTTGCTACATTAAGACGAATATTGCCCATTTTATAACCAAGCGCTCGACTAAACAACAACAACCAAAAGAAGCTAAAAGCTAAATTATAAGGCGCTCCGTACGGGTAGTCGTTTGATCTAGATGTAACATCCAAATTCAATACCCCGTTAATATACACAAAGTTATATGCATAAAAACAAGGTTCAAGAGCCATATCATTTTTATCGTTTGGATTCCAGATAGAAATTACATATCGGCGTGAGGTTGGATTATCGCGAAGACCTTCAAACACTTCCTTTACTTGGTCAGTTACACCGCCAAATGATCTAAACTGGTAACCATAAGCTCGACCAATGTTATTTTCAGGTGTATCAAGCATTCCCCTTGAGTCAAGAAACTCTCTAGTTGAATTACCGTCCCAGATATGAATATTCTTTTCCTGAAGTTCAGTAACGTCAGTTGAACCTCGAAGCATCCACATCAACTCTTCAAACGCAATACGTGGTGCAAATGAACGGCATTGAATAAACGGAGCATACTTATTTTGTGTATGAAAGCGAGTTGTAAGACCAAACATTTGCTTGCTTCTACCTACTGACGTTCTATCGCTTTGCCATTCGCCCATGGTGTTAATAACATGTAAATTCAATAAGTAGACATGTTCAACCACATTGTTGTTTGCGTAATATGCCAGCATTATGAGCTCATTTCGTTATAACATAAAACATCATCATACATGCTAAGAGCTTCTATACCCTTAGAGTAGATACCATGCGTTGTCCATAGAATAGTGCGATCACCTGGTTTTAATTGATGTTTAAACGCGTCATGTAAAGCAATAAAAGTACCACCGCCATCGCAAATGTCATCAACAACCAAAACAGTCTTTGCTAAATCACTTGAAAAATCAGGAACGATAATCGATTCAATCTTACCTGTTATATAATCACGTCGTTTAACAGCTTGAATTAATGTAACATCATAATTGTGACTGACTAGAACATTTGCAATCTTCTCAGTTTTCTTAGATGCACCATTGTCTGGTGAAATTAGTACAACTCGTTTTTCAGTTAAGCTCAGTTTGTTATAATAAAACGAATGATCAAACGCTCGCTCTTGGCTTAGTACGTTTAGAACACCTACCTTAAACATTCCAGCTAGTACATCGCTATGAGGATCTGCTACTGTAATTGTTTTAAAACCAATGTTATTAATCAAATTAGCATACACTAATAAACCATAAGACTCGCCGCTAATTTCTGTTCGGTCTTGACGAGCAGCAGGGAAATAAGGCATATTAAGATGGATATCAACTTTGGGTTGCACTCGTTTAATAGCATCATAAATTAATGATAAACTTGTGATATCGTCAGACCCGCTGAATTTACAGTATACATCAACATAATCAAATAATTCAAACGATGGGTTTCCGCTTAACCAATTAGGCACAGTTACTTTAACCTGTAATTCACCTGCAGGGAACTTAATTAGTTCAAATGGCATGGAATGTATAGTGGACCCTTCATACATAATATAGATTGCTTTAATCATAACTTACCTTTATAAGCAACATGGTTTAAAAATTGAATTAACGAGGCATACTTGTTCTAATAATCAAAATAATGACTGATTTTAACACCGCGCTGAGGTTTTGTATTGCGCTTAACGTCATGTTCAGCGCCAGACTTTCGTTTAACATTTTTTAGTTTATGTCGAGCTCGGTCTTTAACGTCAGACGAATCGACAAAACGGTCAAAAGAGTCAAAGCTATCTGAATAATCTAATTGTGTTTCCACTTTATACTTCCTACGTTATGTTAATATAGATTTAATATAGATTTATTATAATACATGTATGCTCATAAGTAAACATATTTTGTAACTGAATTAAAATGGATCGGATTTATCTATCATATCAGCAATCCTTACACTAGTAACATCAACAATCTTACATGTTACCATCTCAACTGTGATGGTGTTAATGGTTTCTGTTGAAATATCAACAATACTAATTTTACCAGTTCTATAAAATCCAGTGTCTAAGAATATTTGCTTGCCCATCTTTTTAGGCTCTTTGACAATAGTATGACCAGTGAATAAGTAATCAATTCCTATAACATCAACTTCAATCTTAGCAGAATGAACCAAACGACCCCAAATAAAACCTTGTGCGCAGAATGTATCTCTTGCGTCGTAAGCGCTGGTAATCTCATCCCAATATTCAATATTAGCAGGTAGCTCAGCGTGAACGATGCCATATTTGCGATTATTAAATTCAATATCGATTGCGCTAGGTAATTCGTTGATGATTGATTGAAGGTGTCTAACAACTTTAACCTTGTGCGGTAATCCGCTGGTAAGCATGTCATATACCCACTTGTTACCATTACCTACATTACCAAAGTATTCATTAAGGATCATCAGCTCGTGATTGCCAATCACTGTCTTAAACCAGGGGCATTTATATAAACTAATTGATAGGACATTATCAGTTCCTCGATCGACAACATCACCTACACAGAATAGACGGTCTTTTTCATAATCAAATTTAATATGATCTAGCGCAGCTATCAGTTCCTCATAGCAACCGTGAATATCACCACAAACATAATCTTTACCGTCTACATTTTCATAGTAAGATTCTAATTTCATGTTAATCCTTATCTAAGCAACTAAGTGCGATAATTGACTTCGCAACTTCTTTACAACTGTTCTAAAAATTTCATCAACCCGCTGATGGCTAACGCCTAGCTCAATAGCAATCTCTTTTAGAGTCATTTTATCTTCATCAATTAAACGTTTTTGAATTACAAACCGCTCCCGCTCATTGAATTTATCTAACGCGCCGTGAACTTTGTTGAGAATATTAAGTTCATTGTCTTCTGTTATCGCAATTGATTCAGGGTTAGAGTCAAAATCAGGAACCTCAACTACCGTTTCTTCATTGTCATATAGTTGATATGTTGATTCAATTTTAGCGCTTAATCTAATATCCATCTCAATTACATCTTCTACTTTTACGTTCAATTGAGCAGCAATCTTATTAGCGTCTTCAATCGTAATTGGAAGATTGCTTTTCTTTAGCGATTTTAGATTGAAGAAAAGCTTTTGTTGTGATTTAGTAGTAGCGATCTTCATAATATGAACATTGTTCAAAATATAATCATACAGTTCAGCTTTAACGTAGTAACCAGCAAAGGTCATTAACCGGACACCTTGCATTGGGTTAAACTTCCTAACTGCTTTCATTAAGCCAATTGAACCTTCTTGAATTAGATCAATAAGCGGTAAGTTATACCCTTTAAAGAGCGATGCAATTGTGATAATATTCTTGAGATTATGAATTACTAGCTTCTCTGCAGCAAATAAATCATTATTTGTGATATAACGATTAGCTAACGAATATTCTTCATCTTTAGATAGATCAGGGAAGGATTTGATATGTGCAATATACTGATTATTTTCAGATTGAATGGTTATTGAGCTCATTTTGCTTTCCTATTACTTGCTTATCTTTAATTATAACCTATCAAATCTTGTCTCTATGAGGTTCAATTCAAAAATATGTATATTCTATTAGCTTTTTGAATTGAACAACGCGATGACAGTTTAATGAGTTTAAACACACTGCCTGTTTTAACGAATAACAGACCATTATCACGACGTTCAATATCTTTATAATATGACCCTGTCAGCTTCATCCATGATTTACTAGCCGGGAATATAAAGAAGCTTCATGCTCGACAAGAGTTTCTACACGTAATGAGTTTGTATTCAGTTTAACCCCTGTATTGTTTCCTATCAGATGTAAACTTAAAATTACTAAACCGATCCTCTGTTAACTTTACACTGCTTCGTAATGCTTCTTTAACTTCTTGCTTTGTCACGTTGCGTTACCTATGTATTAGTTTGTTGTAAACATTATAACATAAAATAAAGCAAAGATAAACTATTTTTAATAAAATTATTCACATTCGTCTAACGTAACATCAACTTCATAGTCTGCTAGTTCTGAGTTCTTATTAATAACGTCCAACTTTTTAGATAAAGAGTCTAACATTTCGAGAGCTTGGGCCAGTTTTACGTTCGACGCTTGTAATATGTTACCTGCATCGTTAAAGTGATTTGCTATAGTCTCAAGCTCGCTGACACTAATATCAGTAATAGAAAGAGTCTTAGCTAAACGATGAAACGCATACACCTTCGTAAACATATTCAGCGCAGAAGGTATTCTTTCATCTATATTATCCACGGTTAATATAGATACGACCCAGGCTGAATCAGGGTCGTGAACCCACCAATAGTTAGCGTGTTTACTTACATAGGTCTTACCAAGCATTGTATAAAGCTTTGACGTGATCGGGTATAGTTTTGAAGTTTCATCGATGAGATGAGGCATCAGCGAGTCTTTGATAGCGTTTACGGTTGACTGGTTGTTTATTAAGTCAATCGCCACTTCTTCATACTGTGTCTCGATTGAATTGTATTTTTCATGTGATGCTTTATTCGTCTGCTGTTCAAGCTTGAGCGCAATATTGGCTACATCTAAGCGTTGCATTATAATGCGACTATATTCGCTTAGCTTAATTTTAACTACCATTGCTCTGTTCCTTTTATTTGACTAATCTTATTAATGATGTATATACTTCCCCGGCTTCGTTCAGTAGAATAATGTTAACCTTTAACTTGGTTACATTACAATTCTGCATTTTAATTATAACAAATGTCTAAGAATTTTTAAACTTATATAAAACTATTAAGTTGTATTACGTGATTTTTAAGAAGTGGTTTTATAAACTGGTGCTCGCCAAGAATTGACGGTTAGAAAACAATAAGTATATTAATCTTTTCTGAGATAATTAAGCCAGACAATTCTGGGTATGTGTCTGTGTCAATTCGTTATACGCATTAAAAAGGTAAGGCTGATTTATATTCTTAAACAATATCCAATCTAACGTGTTCACTCTGATTCAGTTAATAGCATTGTAAATTATAATAATTCAATTTCTTTTGGCGCTATTTTAATATTCTTCTTAACTAGCACTTCCTCTTCTTTTAAAGCTGAGTCAACAGAACGTGGATCTAAACCAACGCCACCAGTAAACAACGCATAATTATAAATGTCTAGTATGCTTTGTGTCTTAGATATATTCTTTGTTATAAGAACAGGTACTAAATCTTTTTTCTTTGCTGTGGTATATTTGGTATCTTTTGTAAATTTAATGGCCATTGTTTTAGATTTTGACCATGATGTATACTTATCAAATACCATTCTACCTTCAGCTGCGAGCTCAATAAACTCAGGTGTGACCAACATACCACGATACAATTTACCGGTAAATCTGAAATGATCTGGTACGTTAATAGCTTTCGCTAACTGATCTGCATACTTCTGATCATTATCAGAAAGCCATTTATCCAAAGTATCGGTGAATTCTTTTGAGAAACATTGTAGTGCCATTAAACTATACCAAATTATATAATTAACTTATTTATCACTACAGTTAATAGATATCACTTGATATTTGTTAATGCAGTACCTTTTTCTGAGATAATATTAATTTCATTTTTATTCATGATTGCCGACCTTGCTTTACGAATCTTTTGAATTGCAGATTCAACACCGCCATTAAAGAATACCTGCGCTTCTGTTAACATTACCTGATCTTCTGGTAATTTAATTTTTAACGACGTGATCTCTGTAATTAGCTCAGATAATAATGCTTCATCTGTACTTGATTCATGATTACAACTTAAGATATGTTTCATTTTGGCTCCGTTGTTGACTTAACAGCCTTAACCCGGCGTTGTGTTTTATTTCTCTTTATTGAAACTATAACATTCTTCATAAACGTCAATTCTTTACCAATTAACGCAGACTTATCTAGTTGTTTAATAGCATCATTACATACTAATCTGATAAGATAATTCTTTAACTCACCTGTTAATTCAGCGTTATTAATTTGATTACATTTACATGCGCATAACGATGTTACCGACTCAACATAGGCAAGACGTTTTGGTTTGCCGGCTAGTATAACTTTCAGGGTTTCTAAATTATTCATTTCAGTCCTTTGAGCAGCAAGTTGTACGACGTAGTCTTTAACGATACGACTTTAGTTGAAGAATGAATAATTCTATAAGCTAACATATCAGCTGTGATCAGCATTGCGTTAGGAACCTCATCAAAGAATACATAATCGTAAGATGATTTGCCACGCCAGATATCTTTGTTATCCATGAATTTGCCGTTACCATCGTAAGAGACATAATCGCACGGTAAACAATGTTTACAATCTTTAGCACGGGCAACATAAAGAATTTTACGATCCGCTAATAACCCGCTTGAAATAATCTCTTCGATTGTGGTAGTCTTTCCATAACGTCTAGGAAGATTTAACTCAAGGAAATTCAATTCAAAGAAAAAACAAACAGGGTCTCTGTCACCAAATAATAAAAATTGTTTGATCATATCTGTCAATAACTTGTTTGTATTCATAATTACTCCTAGTGAAATATTTGAAGTTGATGGATGCAACTCACTTTGCGAATTTAATAATTTGATAAGATGTTACTTCACAGCTATCAAAAAACGGCTTAAGCGTACTATAAGTTCTACCTTGTTCTGCAGTAACACCGTGATATTTTGTGTCAACTCTAATTACATCGTGTGCATCAAACCAAATATCATCGCAATAAGGGACAAACCCAACTCGAATTGTTGGCTCTGCATGTTCTTTCACAACATCGCTCATAACAACAGAGAATAGCTTAAAAATATAGTAAAGCATTTACATTAATCCAAAATAATCTGATAAACTTCATCACTTAATCCTTCTCTATTAAGAGAATGTATTTTTGAGTCTAGAATTGTACTTACATACCAGGAATGGTTACCAGGAACAAAACGTCGACTGATTACAACGATAACATTCTTATACCTAAGCTCAATAGTACAGTACCGTCCTTGAACCATTGCAAAAATAAGCTCGCATAGCTTATGCCTATATGTTTTATTGAGTGCATCAAAGCAATAATCGACAGATAAACGACGTTGCTTAGCACGACTTAATATATGATCACGTGCTAATCCAAAATCAATACTAACTGAATTTAATAACGATTTATACTTATTGCAAACAATGTTAAATGAGTTAATATAAACATCGTCAATAGTTTTAGCTGCCATATTATTACCTTTTATTATGTTTCAAAAACTAAGCAAGTAAGTTATTGTTTATCCAAAATGTCTAACAAAATTAACATCTAGATATCTTGATAATCCCATGCGTTAGGAGTATGGTGTTTAACGAAATGTTTATAAGCTAGTTGAGAGGTTGCAACAACTCTTTCTTCAAAATCGCCTTTAACTACTCCATGTTCTGGATGAACTGCGTTAAAACGGTTAACCCATTTAAAGTAATCCTCCGACACTTTACCTGTAATTGTCCAACCAGAATCATTCTCACCTAAGTGCTCAGGATCTAATGTGCAAGCTGAATAAAAATGAAATTGAGCTTTTAAGTCATCTTCAGTTAAGTCAACAACCCATTGCTTGTTATTCTTCACAGCAATCCTCCCAACCTTCATAGCTAAACTCGTTGTAATGAACAGGGAATTTAGCAAAGTTGTTAAGGTAAATTGTCATCTTGTTTGATGGGTAAAATTCACCGTTATCTTCAACAAAGATATAGGTTACTGCAAATCTGATCATTTTTTGTAATTCATTCAGACCTGAATCAGCATGAAGCATACGACGAAAATAGTAGATTGCATCAAGTTTACTATTTGCAACCATTGACTTATAATGATCTTTAATATTATTGTTTCGATAATCAATAGATAAACACAATTTAGCGTATTGATTTACAGTTAAATTATCTTTTGCTACATTTTCATCTAGATATAACATTGAAATTGAGCAGATATACATTTTATTTCTTCCTATTGTCTTGTTTGGGCTAAAGCTATTACAAGCCTAATGCTTTACGTTCTTCTTCAGATAATTTAGCAATTGCCTGCTTCTTAATTTCGTTTAATCGAATCTCTTGCTCTAGTCGAATCTTTGCAGATTCTAGCCAGCCTTCAACGGCCTCAATAGCGTCCAGTTCCGAGCTATTCAATATTGTTGATGGCATATCAAACAAAAGAGGGTACTTATCGCCTGAAGTGGTTATAATTTGACATGCTTGCGGCACATTTTCGTGATTATTAATTAACCCAGTAATGAATGCATCTGCTGAAATAGATGAGGCAATCGCTTTTACCACTCGCATATACCATTCTTTCTGGATAAGCTCAAGTTGTGCAGCTTGTTGGATTTCGTATGCGGTTCGAGCTGCCTGTTTTTTGGTTGTCATTTTGATTTCCTGTTCTCTGTTTGCTTAACTTATGGATATTATAACATAGCTCTATGCAAAAGTATACGGTTTACCAGTATAAAACACAAATAAATTGCAATTCTTCAATGAACTCAATATTCCAAGCTAATTCGTACATGTTCATGCGCCACATTCAAACGAATAAATTGCATGATTCAGCGTGATGTACGCTTTCCAAATTTTAACGACGTCTAACGGGAGTTCCGCTAATACGTTATCAAACCTATCGTCATCAGAAACGCTGGTTGTGATATACCCAACACCAGTTTTATTATCGATACGAATCAACGAACCAATTTTGTATCTATTGTCTGGGTGAATATTGCATTCTCTCAGTCGCTCTAAAATAATCTTATCAACAATAGCCGACAAGAGTTCTTGCGAATCAATCTCGACATCAACAGCCTGTTTTGCTTTGGTTTTGATAATCATTTACCATTCCTCTTATACGGTTTAATACTCAATGTCTTACTCGAAAAGTATTTGAGTTCCAGAAAAGCGCCAAAAGGCTTTTCTGTCCAAACTTTAGTTTCTCTAAACAGACACTTCACATGAAACAACATCCCGTCTAAATACTTAGGCTCTTTCGTTCGAATACACAACCTCTATCCCTTTCGAACAACACACGCTGTCGAAAATCAACGAAGCATCATAGTCTACATATTCATTCTCAACATCGTATTCTACAGTATGTAATATGTCTCCAATAGGACTTTTGATTTCCGCGATATGTCTGTATGTAGATCCATATAGGCTAACAGAAGTTATATCCAACGATATACGAATACCAGACCCAATACAATGGGAATATTCATCAGTGTTGATATACGCAGACTCAACACCATAAATAACAGCAATTGCAAATAACAACTTACTATCTTCATTACCATCCCATTCACCGCCACCAAAGTGACCATCATGTTCGAATGTGTGAGTGATGGCATCATAGGCTATGGTGAATGATGACATATCGCACCATCCGCAATCTTCACAATCAAACCCATCGTGTTTTGTATGGATTTCAATCTTGTTCATTTAGTGTACCATCATCTATAATAAAATTGGATAGCGTGCGTCTAATTCGCCCCATAATATACGAGTTGTTTTCTTTATATGCAATCAGATAAAATGCACCAAGAATTGCTTTAGCTGTTTTCTTCAATACAATACTGATATTCATATCAAATTGACAGATTTTAGAGTAGTTTGAGAAGTCTTGTTCGGTCAAGACTATACCTGTAGCACAAATCTGTTTACCCCAATATTCTACATCGTATAATGTATCATCTGGGTCGAACTCGTCTGGATTCGGTAGGGTGACTTGATTGTCGTACCTACCATAAAATTTAGCATGTTCTTCATCCCACAACATCTCACCGAGTTTCTTTGGATCGAACTCGTGACCAACCCTAGTATATAGATCGGATAGGTGGTTGTACCTAGTGGCAATATTCTCTTCGATTCTATCATCGTTACCGTAATCGTCGTTGGAAAAATCTCGTAAGTATTCTATTGTTGTGTTCTCTGAGTAGAATATATGAAACGGGATACTTCTACCATATGAAACTCTAACCACGAAGTTACCTTCTTTGATCGAATACTCGTACCCATTACCAATAACAAACAATAGATGCCGCATCACATGGATTGGGTACTGGTTAGTGCTGGGGTAGGTAGTCTGCGATTCTCTAATAAACTGCGCTAACCAATTGTCCATTTTATTACCTTTACTTGTTACAATGTTATTAATAGAATACTATGATCCAAGCCAAACAACATCATTACCAGTGTATTGATATAAGATGTCTTCTAGACACTCTAAGAATGAATCACCAAATCCAACAATACCATATCCGTTTGCATATCCAGGGATACCCATAAGTATGAGTTCACCTTTGAATGTATCTTGATTTTCTTTGAACCAGATATAGATGGTATTGATGTGCCTAATGCCTTTGCCATTATCATAATCCTTGGTTAAAGAGAATGTATCAACGATTGGGAGTACTAAGCCATTTGAGTCAGGCTCTTCTGTTGGATTTGGGTTATCAAAAATAAACACCCGATTGCCATCGATAAGATAGTATGTATTTTTCATGAATGATATATTCCTATGTTCTGTTTAACTTATGAGTATTATAACATAAACAATGTTTAATGTAAACATCATTTTCTCCCACAGAAAACTGAAAACACTTCATCGTAGTACGCATCCATATCATAATCGAACAAATCTGGACCAGTGATATATTGTGGAGCTTTGTATCTAGCTCGTGTGTACGTCTTAATTTTATCAAGTTCCTTCGATCGAACCCAATCATCATACGTCTTCAGCCATTCAGTTGTATATACGAATCGTCTCCATCCAGGTTGGGTTACATCATGAACAATCCAACCATCAATATCTTCATGTAATCGTTGAATCTTTATGGTTTCCTCTGAAGATAATAAGTCGTTTCCCGTTTCTAGAGACTGCCAAATTAAAAAATCGACTCCAATATACCAACTAGCGGACCAGGTACACTCAGAAACTTCACTCATCAAATCCGCTAATTTTTGTTGCTTTTCAGTCAACATATCAATACCTGCCTGTTACCGTAAAATGATCCGCATCATTCATCACATTCTTCATCATAGTTGGTAGGATCTGAATAATAGAACATATCAATGTTAGGAATGTTTTGAGTATATTCACCATTCTTTCTAACAATGTGTTCGACCACTGCAGCAATAGAACCTGCTAGAATGGTTTTAATTTCTTCAGTCAATTTACCAGAATACCCACGATTTACAAATGCTTTAAGTTTTTCAAATTCTGGGTAAATGCCCAGCATACCAAATTCTTGCACCAGAAAGTTGTATGGGCCTGATGTATTGTTACTGAATCCGTTGTTATACCCGTCGTAGTTAATCTTATTGACGGCTCGTAAATATTCTCCATCTAGTGTAGTACAATTGCCTTGATTAGATACTAACGCATTATATAGACTTTCAAAAACTTCTTTGCTCATTTACATTTCCTAGTTGGTTGTTATTGTATATACATGTTGCTAAAACTTTTTACCCATTCTTTGTTGCCGGCTCAACATTTGTTCACATTCTTTTAACCAATCCCACAACTTCTTGTTCTCTCGAACCAAAGCAGAAACATCAAGAGGTTCAGGTGATTTGATGTATAGCGGAGTTACTTCCGAAATAGAAACCAAATTCTCGTCAGGCTTTTCTTTGGTTACCTGATATCGAATATCACCCCGATCATCGACATATTTGAAGCGTTAGAAAGCGGGTTCATCTCTTTTAGCTGGCTCTGGGGTGTTAATCATTGTCTTACTCACCTCCTATAACATGAACAAGAAAATGGTTTAATCCATGGGCGCGGCGTTCAACCAGATTATAGTTTTGATTGTAATCAGTACCATGGCGAATAAATTTCAATAACCATCTATGTTTAACAGGAATGAGCAGTGGTTCGAATGCATATAAGCTTTTAACATAATTATTAAATTCAATAAATGATACGTTAGACGATCGCACATAAGGTACATGCATAATTACTGGTATTTTAACCATTGTTAGTCCTTTAATACCATCTGTAGTCGAAATACCAGGTACCGTAGTTAATACAACTACCAGTAAACAACGGTCATCAAATACTGACTTATACAGTTTGCGTAATTTTTGTAACATCATAATATTCCTTAGTGGTGCAATAAAGCTTTAAAAATCTCGGCTATTACCGATGGTAATACTTCAAAAATAAATTCAAAAACAGGCCCGATAATAGAACTGTTATCCGACGAGTTTTGGTTCCGTACGTCGTCGACCCCGTCTTGACGAAATAATTTAAACACATAAGCCATTAATAATATTCGTCTAATCTAACAAACCATCTTTTAAACGATTCCATATCGCCAAACACTGGGATATCATATCGCTCACACACAATATCTACGTTACCCTTTCGGTAAAACCCAGCAGGACAAACAACAAAAATGCTCTTATCTTTAAACAGTCCAAACTCTAATAAACTAATTGGTGATTTAGAATTTGGGGCAAAATACATCAAGATGTGATCGCATTTCTCAAGGTGATCAAGCTCCCAAAGAACTCGTTCTCGGAAAGGTCCATCGTCCTTTCCTTGCTTCCATGAATTATTCCAATCTAACCATCGAGGATTGTAAACGTCTATACCTTGATTAGTAAAATAATCAGTAATATCACGCCGCCAATCATCGCCAGGGACCATATCAATACTACCAGCTAAGAATACAGATCTGTTTTTGCTTGATGTTCTCTCAAGTGAATAATATCTTCTACCGCTCATTTAGTACTCCTTACATTCCAACAAATAGCGCTGTTAATTTCAAATCTTCTTTGTTTTCAAAATAACCATTAGCTGGATTTGAAATAAGAACAAAATAATCAGGAGCAAGCTCAGTAGAAATGCTATAGTTATCACCATTACATCTAGACGATGTCTCTTTATCCCACTTATCATAAGCGCGCTTCGCAAATTCTTTATCGGTGAACACAGCTAGTACTTCGCCGTTACCTTTTGATTGACCAAAAGAGTTACTGGTTGAATATTGAATCCAAAGAACGTATACAACAGCGCCATCTTTGATTTCAGCTTCGGAATAAACAGGAAATGAATCCCAACCATATTCGTTTGTTTTATCATCAATAGATGCGTTATCTACTGTAAAAAACCAGTCTTCAACCCACTCGCCCCACTGTTCACCAGAATGATATGAACTAGTAATGTGATGGTTAGAATAAATCCATACTTTCTTGAAGGCTGGTCTGAACAGTTTATCATACTGTCCAGACAAATCATCGAACCCATAATCTTGGCATAGATAAGTAAGACTAGTATAAGTGCTCTGCTTACGTTTGGAGGCTGGACGAATATGCCATTTATCACAATCAGCAGTGATTTCGTAATTAATGCCGTTATGTTTAACCTTAATTAAATTCTTTTCGATTTTTAAAATTTTCATTTTCGTTTCCTAAGTAGGATTTAACAAGATCAGTTACTTCACTAACAGTATACTTTAACAAATTATAATACACAACAAATGAATAGTAAACAACTTCAGAAAATATTACTGATTGTTTTTACAAAGCACACTGTCTGCAAATTCGTTAATTGAAATGCCGCTGGCATTTGTAAGCACTACGTTAGTTTTATCAAAATCAACTTTGCCCGTATCAAGGTCGACTCTTACCTGAAAAGGCGTACCAGCAGCAGATATAAACAAAGGCGACCAGCTAGAATAATTAACTGGGTTATCATTTTTAGTAGACATGTTATCTCCGTCTAGTTGATTTAGTTATACAATTAGTAAGTTGAACGGTAACAGCGAATTTAATGTACGTGTTACCTAGAAGATTCAATCCCCGCACGGTGAACCACTAGATGAACAGCATGATGAACCAGATCCGCAAGACCATGAGCTGTCAAGATAGCTATCATGATTAACCTGATGGCTGGAATCATAAGATTTGTTTCGTGTATTGATCTTCTTATAATTCTGTTTAATTGAATAAGCAAGCCAACCCAATACCAAAGCAATCCCGATAAACCCAAGTATTGTTAAAATATATCCTTCTACCATTTCATTTTCCTATAATACATTGTTGATTTGCATCATATGTTGCAGAGCATGGTGAGTCCATAAAATAATTAATGCTAAATTCACTTATTTGATTTTCAACGATTTTAATCTTATCGTTAACGTCAGAGATGTCTTTCAAAATAAGCTTTTGTTTAACATCATATTGATAAAGATTTGTCAACCACTCAGCATCAGCTTCGTGACATGCTCGAATATTGACATACTTCACACCTAAATCAAACATATCGATCCCAATCACCAACCCATCCGAAACGTATCGAGTTGAACCAATTTCGCTCTTAGCTTCGGCTTCTGGATACATAGATAGAATTTTGCGAAAGTAATCATCATTGACTTGTGTTGTGAACATCTTTTATCTCCAAACTAACCGATACACCTTCTTCGAATCTAACAAGATTGACTAACGAGTTCTTTGGTTTGGTTTGCTTTCGAATGCGGGTACGAACCTCTGGTGAAACTTCGACATTAATCGGACCATTCCAATCTCCTTCATACTCGCATTCTATGTCAGCTTCCCACAACTTTGTCCTAGGATTCCAAGTCGGCTTACTATGAAATGCAAAAACGTCATAATCAACACGGTAACTAGCTCTAGGAAAAACTCCATCAATAGCGATATAATTATACCCATTAGGAACTTTGACAATTTCACCCCAAAAGTAAAAACTACTAATGTCAGCATGTTCTGGATTCGACTGACATTGATCTTGGTCTTGAATTGTTGGTATTTTTGAGTTCATGGCTAATTTTTCCATTAATTGTTGGTGTCGAACACTGTAAACTTCTGATGCTAATTTCTCACTGAGAACATTGAACATATCGACAGGAATATTATATTCTTGCGAATATTGGTCTACAACAGCATAAAATGGGTCAACTTCGTATAGGAAGCACCCGTCATCGTTTAACCCAGTTTCATACGCATCGATGATTTGTTCGAGTTGGTCGCTAGTGAATTGGCTGGCGATTAGATATTGTCGAATGTTCATCATTTTGGTTTCCTCATCAGGATTTAGTAGTTAAATTTAAGGTTTCCATCAACTTGTAATTATTATAACCTAAGTCATGAGAAAAGTAAATAGATTTAATGGTTATCGTTGTCAATAATCACAGTGGTTCCTGTATTGAATACGAAAGTTGATGATGCTTTCGTCAGAATAAAAAATTTCATCAGTGATTCCAACCGATGCATGGTCAACATAAGATGAGGGGTATGTTCCCACCCACAACACATTGTATCCTAAGTATTCAGAAATAACATAATTGAGTTTATCGAAAATGCTTTCATCATTAGAATCAGTTTCATCAATGTATGCTGCTTGTGCATATAGATAACTGAGACGGTCTTCCCAATTGGTTAATGTTTCTATGCCCCAACCAAACGCACCGCCAACAACCAAAATTGTATCGGACTCTTTGTCGTATAAAATTGATGTTTCTACTTCAACAGGTTTTCGTAATTTCGAAGGGTCAGTTCCTAACGTGAATGAGTGAGAAGAACTTGAGTTGGTCTCAAACGTAGAATTGCGGATTTGTTTCATTGTACTTTTACCTTTTCAAAAATTTCACGGATTGTTAGATTATCTAAGCTGTGTCGAATTGGAGAAGTTGAGCTAACAGCAAATTCACCTTTCTCCGCATCGATATACATAGTGTGTGACCCGTCAGTACCCATATAATATGTATCATAATCCGACCAATTAGCCAATACACGCTTTGGGTTCAATTGTTCAATTGCTAAATTGTCAAAAGATAATTTAGCTTCATGTACAGCATTGAATAATTTTCGATACCAAGTCATAATGCATGCTTGAACCTGTTTCTCTCTAGTTTCGATGTAACGAGAACCTCGACGGAAGTTCTTGTATCCTAATAGCAACACCTTACCTGAATTTTTACTGACGATGTTGGATAATTCTCCGTAAGGAGTCACCCCAACAATAACATGATTGACCGCATGTTCATAATCCCAAACAAGCGGAGTCTTAGTGTAAGAATAACCACCCCCTTTAGATGACCATTAGAAATCAATCGTTCTAGACGTTTACGTTCATCTGCGAAATGGAATTCATTCACAGTAACATTACAAATTTTACCTTGATTTGATAGTTCCTCAACAAACTCATCGAACCCAGCATGAGCTAGTGGATTACCGCCACCAATGGCGATTTCAACACCGGCCGGTAATTGCGAATATAGGTCGATGATTTTAGATAAATCTGGGACTTCATTCCCTTCGTTGTCGAGTTCTCGTGACACCAAGCACAACCAGCATCACACCAACCATTGATCTTTACATCCATAGATTCTGGGAATTCTACGTAAGGTGTTAAGACATCTGTCATTCTGATCTTGGTTCCATCTTTGTGGATTTCTACTGACCACGAACCATTGGAATATTCATGTAGTTTCATTTTCTATCCTCCACAAGATAGATGATATGTCTAATTCTATCACGAGTTATATCATGATCGACGTCCGCTCTACCAGAAAGAAGATCTTGTAAGAGAACATACATAGCTGGGGCGCTTTTGATCAATCTTGTATTAGCTTCTTGCATTTTAATATCAGAAAAACCGCACGATTGAATAGTCATTTCACCCCAAAATAGAGTTGGATTTAAATCTTCAATGTCATGCCTGCCACAAAATGTGAATATCTGCATATTTCTCGGGTCTTTAAAAACGACATGTACACTGCGATCCTCTATAAGAACTATTGTACCCCATCCGCAGAGTATAGACCAAACACGATCACCTATTTGTGCATTTTCAAATGTATTCATTGACAAATTCCTTTTATTGTTTTGTAATATTATCCAATGAAACTGTTCTTCAATTTCAAAAACTTAGCTTTACGGTAACGCTTAGCATTACGCAATCCATAAGCCTGACAGCGACCATTTTCCACAGGAAAAAACGTGTAATCATTAGTAGAACTATCAGAACACAGCACTGCCATAACAGGGATGTCTCCATAGTCGCGGTGAAACATGCGGCGCAAACGCTTCTTGGTACTAGGGTGAGTGTTATAGTTGCTAGCAACCAAACAAGTACCTTTGGTCTCGATGATATGGCGAGAGTTATTTAGAAAGTGAGAAGATTTAGTACCGCTCATATTATGTTATCCATATCGTTTAGTGTTTGTTCATTTGTTAGATATATTATAACAAGAACATGAGCGAATGTAAATAGCAAAATGTAAAAATAATTGAATTATTTTATTCAATACAAACATGATGGTAAAATCTTAATTACTTAGCAGTTATTATCATTTTGAGTGTATGGTGACTGAGCTTTAATAGTCTCAATACAGCTAGCAATCAATAATTTATGATTTTTCCACCATTTTAACGCGTATGGGTGCATCTTCTGAATCTTTTTGTCTGAGAAGTTTAGCCACTCTTCATGACTGTAATGAAGATTACCAACGCGAACACTATCTGTATAGATATACGTCTCCCAACCTTGAAGATTAATGATAATAAGAGCAACGCCACGGAGGTCTGCGTTGTGAAGGTTTACACAACGGAGGTCTGCTCCTCGGACGTCTGCTTTGCGAAGGTCTGCTCCTCGAAGATTTACTCCTTCGAGGTCTACATTACGAAGATCTACATTACGAAGATCAGCTCCGCCGAGGTCTACGTAGCGAAGGTCTAGACCTCGAAGATCCGCTTTACGAAGGTTCGCACGAACACCACCTTCTTTACCTTCTAACCATAGCTTATGTAATTTAATGATTTCATTTAACTGTTGTTGAGTTAATTTCATATTCTGTTCTCCGCGTTGTTTAGCATTTGTTCATTTGTTAGATATATTATAACATGTTGGTTGTGACTTGTAAATAGTTATTTTCTACATAATACACATTAATTTCCAACATTGTTACTGCATTACATATGCTCTGTACATAATCACAAATTAAATATATTTCAGCGTTAGAAATGAATCCAGAATGGTTAGGTTCACTTGCGGTTATGTTCCATAAAAATTGGCTATAAGACATTAATGGAAAATATGACAGATGTTTCATTAAGATTGGTTGATACATCGAGAGACAATCAAAATTTAGACTTGATTACTGTTTTAGATAAATCATTACCATTTGTATTTTTATCCTGAATATGGAGAAACTAATGACAATGTTACATCAGTTATGGTTACACGGTCTAAGTTATCTAGCAATTCGTCAGACAAAGATTCTTCATAATTAATGAGGATTGTCTGCCCGTAGATTTCAAGGTAATCTTCATAAGGTTTTATAGTGATTGCATCTACTACTTCATGTGTAATAGATGTATCTTTCCAATAAATTTCAAGAGTGACTTTGTAATGGTGCATAAAGTATACCTAAATATTGATTACTATGAGTGTTTTACACGTTCACCGCAACGAAATGTTCATCGAGATAAGCATCAACCAATTCTTGAACTTCTTCAAGCTCGAATTTCTTCCCTAGAAGATCCAATTCTTGAATTCTAGCAATCTTCAATGTATTCTCTAAGAATGGTGTAATATTATTGAGTCTTTCATCTACACTGCATTTATAGATAACTTCAGCTTGAGAAGACAATAATCCTAAACGGAATGCATCGGTTCCTATTAGCAAACGAGCCTTTTCCATACAAATATTGAAGAAAATCGTTTGCCAAAGCGTAATGATATCCGGTTCGAATCTCTCGCCAGTTACTTTAGTGTAAAAACATTTCTTCACAATAAATTCCTTTTTATAAATATCTAATTGAAATAAAATGATCGTTCTTATGATCTTCAGACCATCTTAACATAGCATTGTATACTATGTTAGCAGCTATACGACATTTCCTAACATTACCAAAAGAAAATTCTCTATATAGAATTTCAAATTCGATGTTAGTAGAATTAGTATTATTCATGATAGCACCTCGCTGTTAGTAGTACCAAGAACGGTAATGAGTTGCGGTTTCTGGATTTTGAATTTTCGTAGCACGCTTAAATGAGGAGAATTTAATAGAGTCTCCAATTAAACGGAATTTTTCAGGTTCTCCAATGAACGTATCTTTAACTGGACGACAATATTCAGAAGCCCAACCATGTACTTTAACAGTTTCCCGAGCGATTTCTCTAACGATCACGCTATTAGTTGTAGGTTTATCAATAACTTGATAGTAATCACATTGCGTTTGCTCATACCCCCAATCAGCGTGTAAAATATCACCTACTTGAATCACATTAGCATCTTCTTTTTCTTTAACTTTACGTTCGGCTTTATTTTTAATATCCAGTTCAATATTACTAGTGATATTGTTTAATTGAGTTTGAAGATTTTCGATAAGAGACTCTACTGTTTTAAAACGGTAGCCATAAATCATTTTCTCTTTTTTCAAACGAGCTTTTGGAGTAGGTTTATAGATCGCGCCAGCGATAGTAGGTGTTACACTATATTCTAGACGGTAGCCGATTTTAGCAAACCCTGAAGAGATAGTTTCTAAAGTTTTGATTTGATTTGAATTCATAATATAGACTCCTAAGAGATTTCAATTTTTAGTTGATAACCTAACCAACTTAGGAGTAATTATAACATAACTAATCAGTAAAGTAAATAGTTTAGCGAATATTTCTTATATTTTTCTTAACCTTATCCGGTAACTGGTTAAAGGTCATTTCAATGTATTTCACCATTTCGATAAATGTTTTCATTTCTTTACAAATAAATTCTTCATAATTAATATTACCCGAATATACGGATTACTATCCATACGAATAGTATCAATATTGAATTTAATTTCCCCATTAGCAATGACAATATAGATATATCCTTGAGCTAATCCTACTGTTAGATAAAAATGGCTATCATAATTATTATATTGTCTAGATATATCGAATTCCAGAGATCCTAAATTGAAGTCTTCCTTAAGATTCTTTTTGAGTAAAGATAGATTTAATATGCTGAAAACGTCGCAGAGCTCTGGAAAAGGCTTGGTAAAATCTTGAGAACATTCCATCAAATTGATACTATCAAAAATTAGTTCGAAAATGGAGAATACGTTTAAATGAATGAAGTTAGCTAACTTGCTTCTACCAATTTTACGAATCTCGGTATATCCATGACCATTGTTACTCGTTTCTATTACAAGTTTCTTAGTACCTCGAACACGAATATAAAATGGTTCCGTACCAAACTTATTATTATAGCAAAGATAATAATGTACTGTAGGATCCGTCGTATTAAGCACCTTTAGAAATTTCATAGATTTAGGGTAGATGTAATTTTTGAATAAATCTACAGCTGGGATTTTGAATAAATCGGTGCCAATAGGAAGTCTAAGTTTTGCTTTCATTTTTGTCTCGCAGTTCATGTGATTAGTTTTATATTGGCATCTTATAGAGATCCATTCCATTAGCGGATCTCTATTTCAGTGATGACATTTTTAAGAAAATGTTGCACCGCTGATGTCTACAGCGCCGGACCATGATGGTAAAATGTTTTGTTCTTCATCAATGCTTTAGCATTGCTTTGATATGAAGTATAGCTGCCTCACGACCTAAATTATTACAGGGATAACACAAATTATTCTCAGACAAAAATTTACACCAAGTGCCATCATTGTATATCATTAATTTATGTAAACTTGTACAATCTACAGATGGGTGATAGAAATGTTCACCTGAAGTCGGTTTAAACGAGATATTAGGGACTTCAATCCCATTAATCAATTTAACACCTACTGGTTTTACAGGAGCATTAATCTGACATTCATCCCAAAACAAAGACTGGGTTTGTATTGTATGCATACAATACCCTTCCACGGTAAAGAAAATAGTTTGATCAACTAAATTTATGAAACGAACGTAAATAGCATATGTTTTACCTGCTTCTACACGATCAATTTCACCCCAGCCAAATGTATGGGAAAAGACGCGATCACCGACTTTAGCGGTTTCAAATGTAGTCGTCATGTCTAAATTCCTTTATGGTTAATATTTGTTCAATGTTAGATATATTATAACACGTCTGAAGTAAAAAGTAAACAGTTTATTGCAATTCTACTAACTATTTTCCCAACATGTACTGTGGTCATACACGGCCGAACTATCTGCAGGATTGTAAGGCATAATTCGAGTAATTACCTCACGATCGCTGGATACATCAACACGAAAACAACTAGCTAGAGTAGGGTGTTCTGAAACCAACCAAACTAAAGAGTCATGGTTCATTTTACTAATCTGTTCAATAACAAACGACCTAATGTCTTCAAGTGGTACAGTTGGTTCCTGAACAATTCGAATTACAGTATTCATATTAAGATCACCTTTACGATTATCTAAATTATGTTTTAGCTCATCAATCGTGATGTCTTTAAATGTAACAACAGCCTCATTATCCTGGTGTTTACCTCTACCCTCAACGAATTCGTATACAATACTATATGTGTTTTTCATTTTGTCACCAATTAATGTTTATTGAATTTTAACAGCTTTAACAGCTTTTTCAACACAAGCAAAATCATTTTCAGATAAATCAGCATGGTATTTCAATTCAAACTGAAGAAAAGTATCACCTGAGTCATAAACGCGAATACTATCCCAATTAGAGCAGCTGATTCCGTCTGCTAGTTGACAATCAACGTCATTAACTAAAGTTGTGTCTAATTCGATTGACTCAACATTAATAAACGTGATGATAATAGTTTGTGTATCCACTTGCTTCCATTCTACAGAAGATGGATGTTGATTGGTTGAGACCCACTGTGATTGTTCACCTTCAGCGATACTCTGAATATAAACAATCTCATGTTTTACACCAGTGTTTGGATCAATTACATACATTAAAATAAAACTCCATTAAAATAAATTTAAGCACTACAGCGACACCAAAATGATGCTAGCTATAGTTACCCAATCATTAATAATTAGATAATTAAGCAGGGACAATCTGGTGTAATCCTATTACAGTTTAATGACCTACTTATTCAAAGCAAGTAGCTGTTTATTTTTCCAGTTATCATCTACTTTCTTCATATCAGCCTTGTAGAATACATGATCTCCAATAACAGTTCTCGTTTTCTTATCCATATAAGGAATCCAGCTAGTCTGTCGCTCTACCTTAAGAGTGCAATAATGGTCAAACTTATGTTTTAATTTGCCTGCCTTATACTTCTTGATAGTCTCGTTAGCAATAATATTAGCGTTATTCCAAGCAACCATAGATTTAGTATCAGAACCGATGACCCGATTATCAATACCTTCACAGTACCATGAAAAGTGGCATTTGTTTAATACTAGTTGTTTTTTATCAGGTGATGTATAAGCGTGTTTAACAACTTGACATATATTATTATCACCGAACATACCAACTCTGCTAACTGTAGTTTCGGCTTGGGTGATTTGACCTGAGTTTAATTGATTAGCGGCTTCAAAGAAAATGTTAACAGCAAGACATGTTTGATCATCTTCGAGCTTTAGATATTTTTTATCAATTTTGCTATACACTGTTGGAATGTTTATGTAACGATTATCTTTGTTAGTTGAATCAATAAAGTCTGGGTCATTACCATCAATGGATATTTGCGGTTTATTAATGGTTAAAACTTCAGCGTTATTAGCAGGTGTTACTAGCTGAACTTCTACTGTGCCTGGTTGTCTTAAGTGTAGGTATTGAAGATACCCCATAATAATCACAGTTACCGCGAAAATAGCTGAGTATTTGTACTTCGAGGCTACTAACATAAAAAGAATCCTATTTCAATCAAATAAATGTAATTATATCACACGTATTGAATAATGTAAATCGTTTATTGTGATAAAATATCAGCAATGATTGCTTTTTGTGTATTACTAAGGTTACGTTTTTGTCCTAGTGAACTACAAGTTTCAATAATCTCTGCTTTACGCTTTTCGCTTGGCTGATCTGATACGTTGTAAAGAAAGTCAATTAGCTTTAATGTCAAAGCCCATGAACTCATTCCAAGCATCTTTTTCAATTGATATGCACCCTTACCAATCAATTCAACCATTGTCTTATCGTTAGACAACTCTAACACAAGCGAGGCAACCAATGGGGTAGTTTGCTCTGCTAATTCATGGAATGTAATATCGCAATCTTCAAGAACATCATGCAAAATCATAGCAGAAATGAGTTCATCAGCACGATGAGAATTCGGTTTGTACTTAGCTAGCAGATACGAACAACCGATAGGATGTGCAATGTATTCATGACCGTTACCTTTGCGGACTTGACCTTTGTGTAATTCATCTGCTAAGCGCATAGATTTTACTACTAACATAATACTGTACCTCGGTGTGAATTAATTTAACTTATAGATATTATAACATAGCACATACAAAAAGTACACTGTTTTGTTAGTTATTTTATCATTTAAGCTTTACTTCTAATGACCATAGTTACACCCAAATTCAAAAACAATGTCTTCAATAGAATCAATTGTTACCATCCTATCAGTGTGACCGCAGCAGGTGATCAGTTTTCCGTATTCTTCTTCGTTATTATAAACTTCATCGCCGCAAGAAACAATACGAATACGAAAAGAATCTTGATAATTATCTTGATCAAATTCGTCAACAAATCCCTGAAATTTAGTTAAAATATCAGTTGCTGATTGCGGTGTAAAAGCATTATGTAAGTTAGCAATACCTTCAGCAGATGCCAAGTCGAAAACTGTAATTAATTCAGGCGATGTCATTTGATTTTCATATCTCTATTTGTTTAACTTATGAGTATTATAACATAACTCCAGACAAAAGTATACTGTTTTGATGAGTTTTATTTGTTATTGGTAGTAATATTATCTAGTTTGTGAGACACTAACTCTAGTTTTTTCTTAAGCAACTCACGTTCATCAATCAGCAGTTGACGCTTATTCTCCTGCGCTTGATTAAGACGTTTAGTCATGTCTTCAACTGTTTCCATCACAAAAAGATCGTATACAAGCGTTGTACAACAGTATGGATCAGTATCAATCCAACTAAACTCTAAAATCCATCCAACAGATGATGCCATTTCCTGCATGTTAGCTAATAGAAAAGTATACTCTTTTACATCCGTTACGACAGAGGCATCACCGTCCATAATAAGTTGAATACGGCTCCAATAACTAAGAAATGTAGAATATGCAGGACATTCACAACTGAGTTCTACACCAGTTTTATAAACATCTGCGTTATGTCTTGACGATGATAATAAAATCTTTCTAGGTTGCATATATTAGTTACTCTCCTTTGTGCTAATTTCTAAATTCAGTTTACATCTCTAAATGCAATGGATATCTCACATCCATAATATCAGGGTGTTGATAACGAGTACCAGCTTCTGTAGGATGAAAGCTGATGTCTGGTACCTCTACACCGCTGTCAACTGTTCTTCTGGTTTCTTAGGCTTTCAATTTATACCTTATCCCAAAATAAAGACTGGGTTGGTTTATCCATATCGTGATAGCCTTCTAATGTAAAATATTCATATTCATTATTGCGGGAGAATCTTACATAGAGAGGATGATTAGCATGCTCATGTATAACAAGAATTTCACCCCAACCAAATATAGGTGAATAGACCTTGTCACCTTCTTTAGCATATTCAAATGTTTTAGTTAACATATTTTTGTTCTCCGTGTTGTTTGTTCATTTGATGGATACATTATATCAAGAACGTTAGGCAATGTAAACAGTTTTGTGAAAATATTTCAATTATTTTCAGTAGGTCCTATAATCGCCTCTACAACACCAAAATCTATACAATGGTAAAATACCTATCAGTCTAGCCGTTAGAGTTCAACCTGGGGACTTTATGGAGGTTTGATGGTGTATAAAGAAAAAGGCTGTATATTAAACATATTCAATATTATTTTGTGTCCAGACTGTTAAACCGATTATTAGTCCAGCGGTTAATATTTTCCGGAATAGAATCAAATATAGAGATGACGTTGTATTTGTTAAGCAATATAGGACTCAAAAAATTGGACTTTAGTTCCATATTGTTTCTATCTTGATATACCGATGCCATATATAATTCTGCATTCGGTGCGCCAATAGAAAATCGAACATTATCAATATTCTTATTGATCCATTTCATAGTAATATCGGGATGAAATTCATCCCTAGTTGTTAGAAAACAACACGATGGGCATTTTGTATTAACCACATTGAGACCATAAATTTTACTGTTTCGTCTATCAATGTACCATTTAAATCAATAACTATGCATTTCGGTTTTGACAGATTTGGTACATATTGGTAACTAACGTTGTAATCCATAATATTGTCTGATTGCATATAAACCTGCTAAAATATCTTTAATTTGTTTTTCATGATCTGCTGGATAACCAAGATTTTCGGTAATTTGTTTAGTCTCCGGATCAAAATGTACCAATGTACCGTTTTTAATGTATATATTTTCTGGTACACATCCGCCTTCAATCTGATTGAGCGCATCAGCTAAATCAATAGTAACACTGGTTGATGCACGTACAATTAATGTTTTCATAGGCATGAAGTCTCCGTACTCTTTGGTATTTGTTTATTTGATTGATATATTATAACAAGAACAATGGGTAACGTAAACAGCAAAAATGCAATTTTATGATAATATGATGGTGTATTTCTTTAATATGTAGTATTACCACTTCATTCAACTGCAATAAAAATTAGACAGTGCGCATCTAATTCGACTCATAATATATATATATATATATATGTTGATCTCTTTATAAAGCAATAAGATAAAATGCGCCAAGAATTGCTCGAGCTGTTTTCTTCAATACGATATCAGTATTCATATCAAATTGACTGATTTTATAGTAGTTTGAAAAGTCACGAGCAGCCAAGACTATACCTGTATCATTAATCTGTTTGACCCAATATTCTACATTATATAATGTATCAACTGTGGTAAACTCGTCTGGATTGGGTAATATGACTTGCTTATCGTACCTACCGTAAAATTTAGCATGTTCTTCATCCCACAACATCTCGCCGAGTTGCTTTGGATCGAACTCATGACCATTCCTAGCGTATAGACTGGATAGGCGGTTGTACCTAGTGGCAATATTCTCTTCGATAGTAGAATCGTTACCATAATCGTCGTTGGAAAAATCTCGTAAGTATTCTATTATAGTATTCTCCGAGTAGAATGTGTGGAACACCATACTTCTACCGTATGAAATTGGAACCATGAAGTTACCTGTTTCAGATGAATACTCATACCCATTGCCAATAACAAACAATAGATGATACATCACATGTATTGGATATTGGTTAGTGCTTGGGCAGGTAGTCTGAGTTTCTCGAATGAACTGAGCCAACCAATTATCCCCATCAGTAAATTCCTGCTAATTATTACCATCACTGTTCTGAGATGTATCAGCCGTTGCAGACTCTTGCTCAATCATTTGTGTAGTGTTAAAAATATCTTTATTAAACTCTTCTGATACACAGTACTTACTAGCTAGTTCTTCCCATACATCGAATGATTTTCTTGTTAGATCATTTGACAGCTGGCACGTTGTCATTTAGCAAATCTCCTAGCTAAGTTAACGAATACCGGGCATTGCTTTGGTATGAAGTATCGATGCTTGTTTGCCTTCTTCTGTAAATGGATAGTATACAACATTGGTGCTTAGACGTTTATTTGTTGCATCTGGTAAGTAATATACATGACGATATAACTCTGAATAACTTAGTAAAGGGGCGTAACAGTCGATGTACGAATTAGGCTTAAAAGAAATATCTGGAATATCAACCCCATTAATTAGTTTCATACGAACTGGTTGTTCAGTTGCTTCGATTTTAATCTCTGTCCAGAACAACGTTCGATTTTGGTTATGAGTTTCTATACCTTGAAATGTATAGCTACGTGTATTATCATCGGAAAATTTAACCACGACAGGAAAAATACTAAAGCTTTGTGGTGATAGTCGTATTCCTACCACTTTACCCAACCGTAAACGATGGAAAAAACGTTATCGCCTGATTGTGCGTTTTCAAATGTAGTTGTTTTCATATACTATCACCTATTATTGGTTGTTAATTATGATGCTTTTAACACGTTTGATACAAATTCTTCTAAATCATCAAACTCACTGACAAGCCCATCATAACTGTAGGTGTTACTATAAGCCTTTGAGTACAAAATATCAAACACAGCGTCAGAAAGGTGTTTGTTTTCATCGCGCAATGCTTCTCTGAATAACTTCAATGCAGTATCTGATACTTTACGCTTAATTTCTTTGATATTAGCTACAAGATTAACTGAAGATACTGTAGCTGTTTTATCAACTAGAATAGAGAAAGCGGCTGCATCTTCATAGTTGCTAAATTCACGAACTTCACCGTTTTTGTAAGCATGATATACAAAATCTAACTTAACGGGTGTATTGGATTTGTAATCAGAATAAGAAACTTGGTTTTAAGTACAAGCGATCTTAACATATTCTTCAAATTTTTTCATTTTGTTTCTTCCTACGTTCGTTTAACTTATGGATATTATAACATAGCTCAAGTCAAAAGTATACTGTTTTGTTTAAAATTTTAGTAAACCATTAGTAGTATTCTGCTTGTTATAAAAGCTGAGCGATAACCTTCTTGAAAATCTAACTTAATACATGAGCAAAAGTATTTGGTAATTTGATGTCAACACTAAACCATTTTACGCGAGGTTCATTTCATTATCTCTCATTTATATACATTATAACCTATAGTAGCTACAGTTATTATCCATGTAAGTACCAGTGATAACATTGTAACTATCACTATCCAATACTGCTTCTACACTACTTGAGTATACTTATGATATGATTAGATTAGCCTCATAGTCTGACATCTTCTGTGTTAGCCGGTATGTGCTAGGAACAGCAATGTCTTGCGACAATATATAACCTATCAACTCTTTTATGTTTTTCATGTCTTGATACCTGCACCTGTATAGAAGTAGAAACCATCATGGTATTTCATAAAACCTGCATGGTATTTCACAAAACCTGCCTTTAACCACTTAGGTAGTTCATCACACAATATGGGGTACTTTAACCCGTCCACTGGTACGGTAGGGTGGAATTCGTGGACGATTTCGAGCGCGCCTACACAGCGACTTCTATTGAATAACAACACTTCCCTTGTCTGACAAACATAGAAATAGTCGTCATCATGATTAGAATAGCACGAGCAACTCGCGAGTATTTGTCCGTTATTATATCTTGAGTAGCACGTATCGGACTCGCTGTGCCAATCACCGCCAATTATTACATAGCCAGGGCGGAGCGTACCACTGTGATATTCGCTGTGTCCATTTGAAGTGTCACACCTATATGTGTTCGCCGTTTCATTCGTCACGATGGCAAACTCGTTTCCATGGTTCCATGATACATAACTATAATCACCGTCAAGATACGGCATTTTTATTCTAATGTCGGTATTGCATACTTCGTCATGATCACCACCTATATAGCGGAGGCGACAGTTTAATAGACACTCGGTATTATGCGTGTATTCTTCACGCTCAAGCAATGACAAGAACAACATGCGCCACATGTTTCTACCCAACCCCTCATGAGATCGAGTATGACCAACAACTGTTGGGTATGCGCGGACAAACTGCCTGGTTTTGCGATTGCATACGGCACGGCCAACTACCACACCCTCATATATAGCGTATACGACCTCTATGTCAGCTGTGTCATAAACCTCAACTGATGTTTCATTACTCATACAGCTATCACAGATATGTTTATCCTCGTAAATACGGCAAATTTCGTCAGAGCCAATACAAGTATCTAGTTTTAGCCATGAAGCATCAATATTCAGTGATTTATATCGCTCTGAGAAGACTTTAATCTCACTGTCACAAAGTGTAGGATCTTTACACTTTAACCATCGTCCAATCGTTGTTGTTACCCGTGTGTAATACCCGTTGGGTTTCACTTTTGAATAATCGACCCGTGTTGGGTCACTAACTGACTGCCATAGACACTCATCGTATGCCTCTGGGTATGTTGAATATAACTCATAAAAAAACCTAACAATAACCGAGTTGTCAAAGGAAGGCATGTCCGCTTCCTTGATGTTTTGGAGATTGAGTGTATGTCTAATAGTCGCTATTAGTTCAGTGTTTTCCATGTTCATTCTCAATAGATGACTAATGTACAATAATTGTACTAATTGCAGTTTTAATTATTCTGTTTAACTTATGAGTATTATAACATAGCTTCTAGACAAAAGTATACTGTTTTGTTTAAAATATCATTAATTTTTAGTAAACAATTGAACATGATCGTCTGTAATAAAACCACAGCACTTCCAGTTATACTCAATAAAACCCTCAAGCCATCTTGTTCGTCTTGTGTACCACAAAGTAGTTACATTTCCAATTACAAACTCTCGGCGACATGTTTCCATGTTTATCATCAATCTGGGCATAATAAAAAACTCTTTGCGTTTAGTATAGCCAGTGTTAATCCAAGAATCGTATGTTGCCGGTGGTAGAACGCCTGAGCAAAATAAGCATTTAAGATTCACATGATACCTCTTCTAGCTTTAGTCGCGTTAATAAAAGCATCTAAACGCTCTTCTTGTTTGATTGATTCCAGTATACTCTCCTGGTATATATTCATGGCTAACTCTTTGTCTGCTTCTAGTACAAAAGTCTCATACACATTATACTCCATGTCAGACCCTGCAGGGTACATATCAAAACTATGCACCCCAAACAAAACAGATTCTCCGTTAATCATTACATAAAAACAGTTGACACCGACATTGTGTGTAATTTTATACTCAGGAAAGACAGATAAACACTTATAGAAATACTCTTTATTGCATCTCATTATAGTAAACCTTGAACCTTCTTAAGAGCAACTGTAATATATCGTAATTCATCAGAAGATAAAGTAATCTTACCTGCATGATTAATACTAGCTATGTCCTTTATCTTTTCAACGTTTTGCTCAATTACATACAAACCATGATTCGCTTTATAAAGAGGTGAATTATATATAATATGAGATAAACCGTTCTCGTCTACTCTAATGCATAAAGCATTGAAAATAGACATAACCACATCGTCAGGAATATCTTTAAACTTCCAGAATTGATACCACTTTTTACGTGTAAGTCTTTCTTTAATATTAGCCACTTCTTTCTCTAGGTTATCCGCTTTAGCCTTGCTGCAATAATCAAGCATCATATCACAAGCTAAGATAACATCTTCACATTTTAACTCAATATAACTCATTCTATAACTCCAATTGATTGTAGGCCTTCACGAAGAGACACATCTTGTTCAAGCCATGATAATAATAACCCAACATGTACTTGATACTGCTGTTGATTAATTAGATTCATAAAGAACGCTTTTTCCTCTGGGGATATTATAGCAGAACGATGAGGGTCAGTTCTCAACACGTTAAGTGTGATTGGAATAGCTTTGGCAGTTTCTTGTGATTGAACTAGTTTACTATCTTCAACGACTGGCTTGCTAACCCGATCACTAAGCTTAGTAATATTAGTTACTTTGTTAGATGAGGCGGATTGCGGATTACCAGCTTCGACAGATTTAAATTTGGGAAACTTAATTATATTTGACATGTCTTTACCTTAAAAATAAATTAATGTTATACCACACGACTGTTAATCCTCACGTATTACAGCAACTAGCACGATGCATCATAAAGCAGTTAACCGGTATAATTTTCATAATACTATCATACTACATATGCTAGAATATCGCCACAAACAGGGTTTTTTGTATCGATATTCCATTGTAATAAACAGCCATGGTTATCTTCGAGTGTTACCTTGTAAACTTCATTACAGTGGCCTCGTAGATATACACGTATAATCTGATCAACACAATCAGGTGGTACATTAGCCAAACTACCTGTAAATGAGCAGTGCAAATGCGTATAATTAATTTTGTTGTTAGATAAAACTAAATGTTGATCATAGATACGGTTTAGTACTTTGCGCTTAATTAATACAAACTCTTCAGGCGATTCAACATGTTGAACATTATATTTTTTGATAAGATTAGCTGCCTCCTGATCTATATCATTGGATAGATAGTTAACATCATTGTTTTTGGGGCGCTTAAACAAAGAATACCAAAATGATCCTTTCATAACGTCAATAAAATATCCTTTATGGATATTAACAAGACGATGGTATTTTTCTTGAATTGGGTATTTTCCAAGATCCAGAAATGGATGTGTTGTTAGATTCATGATTGCTTCCTTTATAATTAACTTATGAATATTATACAATAAAACACAATTTCTTGTACGACTTTATTCTTTACAGACACGAATTGTTTAAATAAATTTAGTTTATAGTAACAAGACTATTGTGTTTCTAAGCTCAAACAGGAAATTCGAGTAATAGTCTAATCATATCCAAATCGCGATCTAAAATCTCACACCATACTTCACCAGGTGTTAATGCTAGTTCAAATTGATTCCATGAGCCTTCTTTGCCAATGTATTTCATAATGTTTTGTTTAGATTCATCATGCTTCCAGATATACAAACAGCCAATTTGTAGATTCATCATGCTTACTCCAATGAATGTAATATAGTTAACATATCATTAATTTTTCGATAATCAGCCTTGACGCGTCGCAGTGATACGATTGTTTTTGATGATAATTCAATGAACATTACGTTACTCCTTAATACCTAACATAGCTTTCGCGTGCAGAATCGCTGCTTGTTTACCTTCTTCGGTGTACGGGTAGCACAAGTTGTTAGCAGAACGGAATGTATCGGATGAGTACGAATCATAATATGTTGTAGTATCAAACATATCAGCTTCGGTGGTATCAGGGTAATAGTAGTCAGTTTCATATGTAGGGTGAAAGCTGATATTTGGTACCTCTACACCATGAACAAGTTTCATGGTTAGCGGTTTGGTTGGTGCTTCAATTACACACTCGTTCCAAAACAAGCATTGTATATGTTTACCTTTACGATAAAAGCCTTCTACCGTGAAAGAATCACCAGCAGTATCAAATGATACACGGATAGGACAGTTACTATTTTTGTCTACCTGATGGATCACACCCCAACCGAATGTGTGAGAAAAGACGCGATCACCGACTTTAGAATTTTCAAACGTTGTACTCATTATAGTGTCTCCTTTAATCCTAACTTCAACTCAACAACTTCACCAGACCCGTTAATGGTATCGATCATAGTAAATTTACAATCAAGTGATTCAAATTGTTTGAAGTGTTCTTCATAATAATTCAGGGACTCATTGCTACGGCATTGAATTGAAATTACTTGGCCTGATGATTCAAACGGCCATAGACTCATCGGTAGGTTTGTAGTTAGATGTAAGAACTCACCCTGCGCAGTCTTTAATACTGTAACTTTATTGATAGACCATGTCATTTCGATAATCTCTTTCTTTGCTTCTTCAGCTAATTCCTGCATACGAGCTAACAGGCCAAGGCCAAGGCCAATCTCAGTACTATTTGGATTAAGACGATGAACAATCTCAATGAGACGTTGGATATTTTCTGTTTTCATTTTTGATTCCGTGCGAAATAATTATTAAAAACCGCCACTGAAAGGTGGCCGAAGCTTGCATTTAGTTTAGCAACCTATTCTTGCCATCTTCTAGTTATGCTCCGACGATGGCATAAAAATAGGGCCATCAAGATGTTCTACACAAAAATCAACAGCTGCTGATAAACTATCAAACCAATAACCGGTAGACTCACCGTACTGAGTAATAATCTCAAACAAGTGATTATGCCGGTTTAATATATGGGGTTACTTTCATTTTGATTTCATATTCTCTGTTTGTTTAACTTATGGATATTATAACATCGATCTAGACAAAAGTATACTGTTTTTGTTTAAAATATCATTAATTTTTTTAGTAAACCATTGATATACAGACATTTCATATGACACACTTGGTTTTGTGTCATACCGGAAAGTGTTAGGGATTAAATATAGGTAACAGTGTTAAAACTGCTGAAAACCTCGCACGGCTTTACCTGACCATTTTCTCTAATGGCGGTTGCACCTGATACTGGTGCAACAACATCATATCTCTTAGCAGATTGTGCTACCAAAGAGCTAACAAGGTATATCGTGTCGTGTTGAGGCGCTGGTAGCCCCTCTACGGCTGGTGGAAATACATTTTACCAGTTAAGGTGTTTAAGACGATTCCCTCCCCTGTTGGGATGTGTTTAGTCTTATGTGTTTCACCAGTTAAGGCGAAAATCACTTCTTCGCCTACGGCACAATAGCCGTAGATTCTTTCTGCACCTCGCAGGTCTTCGCCATTACTAGTAATGTCTGCGTTGTCGATTCTATCAGCAAGTTTAGGAAACCTGCGCTTCACCGCGAGTATTCCGTTATAGAGGTAGAAGGTCATGCCAGCGGCATAAGCCGCTGCCACTTCTGAGGCCTCAGCCGATACTGCGTTAGCTGCCCTGATTTTTTCCTTTACTAGGAGCAGGTCGGTGTATGAGTCTACCTCAACAACACCCATACCTTTTGTGAACATAAGGTATGGATAGCTGCCATCATACACCGCAATGGACAGTGTATGGCTGTACATAAGGTCTCTGCATTGAGGGTTTTCTCCATTTTCGAAGGCTTTAAATGACTTATAAGCATTTGCGGTGCGGTAGACAGCTATATTGGCTGCTGCGATAGCCAAATGGTTGTGCTGTACAACTCGTGTTTGGGTGTCGTGAATCCATCCCATGTTAGTCTCCTTTTCGGTTACGATTTTAGTTATGTTCTTGTTTAACTTATGGATATTATAACATAGATCCAGACAAAAGTATACTGTTTTTGTTAAAAATTAATAATTGTTATACGGATATGGCGTAATATATGACCATAGTTTAACATTATTAGCAACCGGTTTCTTGATATCGTTATTATGCAGACCAAGCCAAATTGAACCAAAGGCTGAATATTGTAAAATGTTTCCATTTTGATCTTTACAAATTCTACCATCGTCTGGTTTTGAAATATCAGCGTCATGCCATTCGCTATTAACGCGATCGATATGAAACCTATGCATCATAATAGCTAGTGCTTCCCACGACATTTCAACATGACCGTTATGGTTAATACCGCCATAATGCTGAATATACTCAGAAATAGCTGTTAAGTCTTTGGTTGCTGTTTCGTACTTCATATTTGTTCCTTAATTTTAAAGTCTAACGTCTCGTCTAGACATGAATAATGATAAACCAATGCTAAACCCAATACTAAAAATAGCAGCGATGATAATTCCAAAATATTTCATTTTGTAAGTTCCTTTATTGGGCTAAATCAGGTAATTGAGACTGGTCGATAGACTCGATTGATAACACCGAGCTGAGCGTAAATGAGCGCCAACCTTTATTTGTAACGTCATAACACTTATAATTAGATTGTAACGAACGAAGATCAAATGATGATTCTGTTTTAGGTAACTCATCCTCTGGAATGTTCTTAATAGTACCATATAAGGTGCGCACTGTTCCATCTGCCTTTGTAAAAACTACTTTTACAAAGTCGTTCGATGTAAACAAGTTAGACACTTCTTGATAAGTCATTGTGTTGTTCCTCTTTTAAGTAACTTTAATTTATTTCTAGTACATTATAACATAAATGATGCTATTAGTAAACTGCTCACAATAAAAATTATCTATATTGTTTATTATGCAGTTTAACATACCAAGCATTTACTGATTAGTCTTTATTCATTTTTAGTTAAAACCGTTCATAAGTTTGATATTCGTAGCTACATTATCCCGTGCACTTTTGATGTCCAGCGTTACTGGAGCATGCACTGTGTTTTTAAGTTTTTCCTTCAGTAAACCGAATTGTGGTTGTTGTACAGTCAAGTCGATATTAGCTTCGCTTGCAATAAACTTATTATCAAAAACAACACGGTGAAATAACCGTTCAGCTTGAAGTAACATATGACTTGTGTACACACGCATTTTATCAAAGTGAACTAATGCAACTAAAAAGTATTCTTTGTTTACTAATGGCTTCGCAGGAAACACACGAGCGTTCATTACTTCAATAAAGCGATTATACGTAGGCCGTTTCTGATCGCGAACCCTACCTTCGTACGATCTCATGTCGAGATCAAACAAACTTGGATGAAAGAATGGACTCGCCATAACATATTCATACACATCTTCCATTGATTCAAACCCTGCGCAATATTTTGAATAGGATAATCCAAAGAACTCTAAAATTTGTTGATGAGACGTTGATAACATGATTTCGACAACAACATAGGTATCAATCTTGTATATGAATGATAAACCAGTATGTCCATACTTCAAACCCATGCCATTAGCTAATCTACCAATGAAGTTTCCGATATCACCATACCCATGGTAGTTACACATTGTCTTAAACGCAGCTTCTGATACGAAAATGAAGTCAACCTGAAATAACGACCATTGAGGTAAACCTTCTGAATCAATAACACAGGTTGAATGAACATAAGAAGTAACAGGTCCGTTTTTAACGTACTTATATTCACTGCTATTCATAATAAAATCGTTGTACATTTCATCGTCTCTTGGCATTGAAATGATAACATCAAGATCACCGAACGATTCTTTATTTCGAACATGTGGTACTACACGAAACTCGCCAGTAAAGCCATGACACTCTTTTATAAGTGTTAATCGTTCAACAACTTGTTCAACAACTTCGTTATACCGTTCAACGTTAAGTCGAACTGGTTCTTTATTATTAAGAACCTTTTTGATAGCTAAGCCACCCATTATAAACCTCCATTGTATATGTCAATAGCTTCTAGCCATTTTTGATTAGCTTCAGGATTACCGTCAATATGTCTATCAACAAACATAATGACCGAACTTAATGTTGCATCAATCTTAACAGGATCACCTTTACCCCAAATCCATGCCGTGGTTGCACCAGTATCTACAAACCGAATGTAGCATTCATGTTTTAAATTAGTCTGCAGACTATACCAAACGTAATTACCAACAACGTACTCAGGTGTTACACCAACTTCAGATATAATGGTTCTTATTAGCGGATGTATTTTATGGCTTATCATATTCCTTACCCATCGAATCGGGTGCTTAACACAGAAACGATGATATCGTGGTATTCATAGAAGTCGACCATTTTACGAATAATTTTCGCGGTATATCTCTTGACACAATCGCATGAAGCTGATTCTACACGCTTACGAATTACAGGTATTTGATGTTCATTATACCGGTTATCGTGTTCAATTGCTTCAGCTACAATCAATAATAAGTACTCATCTAGCAAGCTATTGTTAGGTGACTCAAATAACTGGCGTGGGACTATTGCAGTAAAGTGACTTTTACTCATTGCAATTTCGACACCCTTCTTTTTAGAAAACTGATCATTTGGTGCACAAACAGTGTGATAGATTATGTATTGATCATTGTCAACCCATAAACCCACAACGGTAATCTGTGTACCTGAAAAATTATTGTACTCGTTAACATTGATATGTTTAATAAACGTTTTCTTTTTCACTTTAACACCTTTGCTTTAATGATTAATTGAAATATATGTTATAATTGTAAACTAAATTCTAAGAAATGTAAACAACTTTAGCATATTTTTATCTTTACTGGTTTGAATACAGCACCTGATGGAATTGGGTTAACATGTATCTGTTCTAGTTCGACTTCACTGTTCATAATAAAGAACGAACCGAACCGAATATTTGTATGATTATAAGCACCTGCATAAACCCACGCATCATTTGTTGACATACCCTCATTCCAAAGATGATCGTCTATTCCAACATAAATTGTTTTACCCATATATTCAGTTCTAGCAAAATATGCATGCTCAAAGAAAACTCGTCTATTAAGCGTTGTTGATACGTCAACTATCTGTTTTGACATGTCTTTTGAAGGTTTATCATACCCAATATAACTATACATGTTTGATGCCTTAGCTATAGAATCGGTAATCTGTTGTTCATCGATTTGTGGATTACTTAATTCTTCAATAAATGTAAACTTAGCAACATCATGAGCATGCACTTGTCCTATTTTATCTAAAACAACGTAGCGCTTCTTCGGAATAGTACAATTAAATGCATAGTTATTTGTCCATAGTTGTGCTTTAGATGTATCCATGCTTACATACATGATACCTAAGAATACCCAATCCATACCGCACTTAGCTTTATATGTTTTACCTGGTACCAAGTCACAGATTTCAAGTTTCTTATCATACCGTGTTTTCCATTCAGAATACATATAACTGTGGTATACAGACCGATCAGAACCAACGATAAACTCACCTTGAATTGCGTCTCCGGTAATTGTAATATTAAACTCTTTACAAAAACGTAAGAAACGTCGAAGATTAATACCCTGAACGTATTGATTTGTCTTTTCAGATTTTAAACCAAAACCTTCGGTACGATTATACGTCTCTGGAATAATTACCCAGTCATCAGCAACTGTGGGATTAATCTTTGTTTTAACTGAAGTAAACTGAGTGAATAGTTTTGGGTTGTAGTCGCAATAGCTTTGCATTTTGTTTGACATAAATTACTCTTTAAATTATCTAAGCATGTATAATTACAATCTTTAACATCAATTTCAGATTCGTTGTTCAACATCTCCATCCATTTTTCAAAGTCATCAATGGACATACCATTTGAAATATGTTGTCCGTCTAAATTAACAGCAACGTATTCAACAGCTTCGGGTGAAAATGAAACTCGAACAATTTCCCAATCATCGTTAAATTTTGAATAAGCTAAGAATGATTTTTCATTATCATAGATTAAACTGATGTAAAATGATAATTTATATAAAGCCTCTCGAATTTGCATGGGTTTGCTAGATTTAATACTCAATTTTAAAAACTCCACTGTCAATATTCATAACTCTCTATCCTTCAAACGGGATATCGATGTTAACTTTCTGAATCTTAAGGAGTTGGTCTGGGTATTGAAATAATTCGGTATCCCAACTATCACCTGCAACATTCCAAGTATTACGGAAGAAGACTTTGACCTTCTCAGGTGTAAACATGATAACTTCAGCCACCACAAACTGGCGATACTTTGGTGCAATCAACACAACACTATCACCGATTTCCAATTCTTGTCCAGCAAAATCTTTCATAACTTTTCAACTCCTGATAAATGTTGTAGATATTTCACAACCATCCAAACTGCAAAATAAGACCATATAACGCCAATAGGTATTAATGCAGCTGGTGTCAAGAGAATCGATAATAACCCGAACGACATAGTCAATACCGTAAGATATAGGATAACCATTCCCATTTTAATTCCATTTTCGGTTTGCTTAACTTATGTGTATTATAACATAAGCTCTAGGCAAAAGTATACTGTTGAAAATTAATGAGTAAAGAGTTTACCATATTGTTTATCCAACTCAGAGAATTCATTACATAAAAAATACGATGCATCATCTTTAACGTTAGACATGGACTGTTTAGCAAATAAATGTCCATCTTCAGTCATAAATCGCTTAAATTTCATAGTTGAGTTATATGATGGTCCAATTAACATAATGTCTTCCTGTTCTGCAATACTGCGAATTTCACCAGCTGTGTATAAAATACTAGACATTTATTTCTTCCTAACTTTGTTTAACTTAGAACTATTATACAACATTAACAGTCAAAAGTAAACAAAAATAGTTAAAATAAAAATATTTCAAAAATAGTTAAAATACTTGTTTACTTTTACCAAGAACTATGTTATAATACAAAAGTTATTAAAATTTTAAGGTTATACAACTTTACCATTCGATTATAATAACATAAAACATGATATAAATAAACTATCTCTGTGGGTTAACATCGAATCAAGTTAACCAGGTTATCAGACTATGCTATGGTACGTCTAAAACCTTGTAAAGACAAATCGTTAAAACACTTTACTAAATTAAACATAATCTACCGTAGACCAAAAGTTTTCAAACAAACGACTTTTGCTGGCAATGCTCCCCTTTGTACCCAGCGCTTATACTGATATCCCAGTAAGACGGGATGGTCTTGGATCAGGAACTAGTAGAATGAATACCCATGTTAGTCGTAATTCTATGAGGTTGATAACAACCGATGTTAATATAGACAATTAAATTAGTAGCCCTAATCTAAAGTCTTTATTGATCTAGCTAGAGAGTCCTATTAAATCTCTAGAAGGAGACAGTTCTACGGGAATGAACTGAATAGCGTTTTTAATATGTCTTGGTTGACACGCTAAAGCATCACTGAGTATTCTTAGTCATTCATTTGACTGCTATCGTTACTATTGATAGCCCTGTATAAAAATCTTATATCTGTATTGGATACCAAGGTCATTATCAGGAAAGGAGAAAAGGAGGTAGCTGTGTCTAAAAATTGTGGCGATTTCTAGACAAAAGAAAAGGAGCCGAAGCTCCTTGTTTCTGAAAGTTTTTTGCTTGGTTTTGCTGGCGCCAAATACATGTACGATTTAATAACTTCGTTAATAAATTCTAAAAAGTTTTCATTATAATAGTATCAGGGTTGTTTCAGGGTTCACAGGTTTAATCCAAAAAGAAAAGATATAGATTTTATCATCTATCGTGATTATAATTAAACCTGGGTGATTCAGACGAATTGCTGATAAAAATATGGAGAGCAAAAGCTCTCCAATGTTATGTTATTTTATATTGTTTTAATTATTTCGTAAAAATCACAGTTATACCGCGACAAGAAATACGCATCTACACAATCATTAAACGAGCTCAAATTTGGATTAGTTATTTCAAACTTAGAGCAAAATGTTGTCATCATGAGATGTTTATTGGCGTTACCCTTTCCAGTTGCAAACTTCTTAAGACTTGTTGGCGCTATAATATTAATAGTGATACCATTAGCTAATAGGTTCAATTTAAGAATAGTTGTATTCTCTGCAATAGTGAATACCTGGCCTGCTCTTGAACCCATCGAGTACCCTTCCAGGTTTATCTCTTTAATATCTGATGGAATCTTGCTTGTAATCCATTTAGACAGCAGCTTAAATCGTTCTATATTATTAGTATAATCGCTTGGATATTGCTCAATAACTAATGTAATATTTTCAGATATTTGATGAACGCCTAATTCTTTCTTCTTAGACGATAGTCCAAACATCTTAACGCTATCACCGTCGACTATAGCAATACCTGGAGATGTCATGCTATAATCAATGCCGCACTTAATCATCTGATTTTTTAGCTGCATTAGATCTATCAGACCCATCCATATTCAAATCATCAACTGTTCGTTGAAGTTTATCGTTAAGAGAATCACGTCTGTTTTTATTTCTTCTAAGAATCCTGTTTGTAGCTCGTTTGATTAAAGAACCCAATGGCATTTCAGTCTTAGCAGTAGCATCAGTCGTCATTATACTTGTATCCGACAAACCTTCATCTTCTACTAAATCTACAATCTTAACAACATCAACAGGAACGACAAAAGCGCCTGATTCTGTATAGATTGATACACTATTGCCTGTTAGATGAAAACTATCTTGTTTTGTTACTACACATAGTGTACCCTCAGAAATATCATTATAAGTCTTTACAAAACGACCAACGCTTACAGTTGATTCTAATGATTCAGCTGCTTCATTTGTAAAAACTGATTTCATCAATGTTCTTAATAGCGCATACTTAATGAAAGGGTAGTTTTCGACTGTACGCTTTAGATTTAGAGCAAACAAGTTAAAAGGCGTTTTGGCTTCCTTTTGTTCCATTGTTACATATTGTGGATGTAATGAATTACCGTTTTCATCAATGAATCCGGCAGAATACAATGGATTGTGTGTATAATCGTTTTTAATCAACTTATAAAGTTGAGCTAAAGCTATAGCGGTAATTACACTTTTAAACATTAGGTTGCCCCTCAAATAAGATATTAGTATTTATATGACTAT